GAATCCACTTATCGAGTGCGTGTGACTTGAGGTCGAGACGGCGTTTGATGTTGAAGCGGTTAACGTTCCCGGTGTTCCCAACGTAATCGTTCTGTCCGCACTCAGGTCACCACCACCTGTCAAACCACTTCCAGCAGTTATATTTCTCCCAGTGATTACAAACCCAGATACGGAATGCGTATGGCTGGACGTAGTCACCGCGTTCGTTGTCGTGGACGTCAACGTTCCTGGAGTTCCAAGTGTAATAGTTCTGTCTGCGGTTAGATTTCCACCTCCAGTTAACCCGTTTCCTGCTGTAATCGTTCTGGATGTAGGTGGCGCTCCTACATCGGTGTATGTTAACCCATGGGCTGCAAACCCGAACTGTGTAGCACTGGTAGCTTTGAGAAAATGACCCGCGGTTAATCCAGATGCGGAATGGTTTGACCCGACTAATGCATGCGTAGTTGGAGCGGCACTTACATCAGTATATGTCAATCCATGAGCCGCGAAGCTGAACTGCGTAGCGCTCGTGGCTTTCAAAAAATGACCGATGGTCAACCCTGAAGCAGAGTGAACAGTACTGACCAGAGCGTGTGGGTCTTTAGCAAACCCACTAATAGAATGAGTGTGACTAGACGTAGTTACAGCGTTCGTGGTCGTGGACGTCAACGTTCCTGGAGTTCCAAGTGTAATAGTTCTGTTTGCGGTTAGATCTCCACCTCCAGTTAACCCGTTTCCGGCGGTAATAATTCTAGAGGCGGGTGGGGCTTGTACATCATTATATGTCAATCCGTGTGCCACAAAGTTGAACTCTGTTGCACTAGTCGCTTTCAGGAAGTGGCCAACCTGTAATCCTGAAGCGGTGTGCGTAGAGCTAACCAGAGCGTGAGGATCTTTAGCAAACCCACTAATCGCATGAGTGTGACTAGACGTAGTTACAGCGTTCGTGGTTGTAGAAGTCAGCGTCGAAGGTGTACCAAGAGTGATGGTTCTGTCAGCGGTTAGATCACCACCTCCAGTAAGTCCGTTTCCAGCAGTTATATTTCTCCCAGTGATTACAAACCCAGATACGGAATGCGTATGGCTCGAAGTTGTCACCGCGTTCGTTGTCGTGGACGTCAACGTTGCTGGGGTGCCCATAGTGATAGTTACATCAGAAGTTAAGGCACCACCACCTGTCAAACCATTTCCAGCGATAACTGATCTCGAGGTCGGAACTGCTCCAACATCAGGGGCGGTCAGCCCATGTGCTGCAAACCCGAACTCTGTTGCACTAGTCGCTTTCAGGAAGTGCCCAGCCGTTAAACCAGAAGCAGAGTGATCTGATCCAACTAACGCATGTGGAGTAGCCGCGAATCCACTTATCGAGTGCGTGTGACTTGAGGTCGAGACGGCGTTTGATGTTGAAGCGGTTAACGTTCCCGGTGTTCCCAACGTAATCGTTCTGTCCGCACTCAGGTCACCACCACCTGTCAAACCATTTCCTGCAAAAACGTTCCTTATAGACAGTGCAAACCCGCTTATAGAATGTGTATGACTAGTTGAAGTGACTGCATTCGTTGTTGTGGATGTGAGTGTTCCAGGAGTACCCAATGTAATAGTTGTTCCTGGTTCTAGATCTCCTCCTCCTGTCAATCCGTTTCCAGCAACAACATTAATATTTGTTCCAGCTATCTTATAACGATTACCTGTGCTTACATTTATATTTCCATTTACATCTAAGGTATAAGCCGGATTAGAAATATTTACTCCTAAATTCCCCAAAACAAAGGAGGAATTGGAACCAGTTCCAGAGGCATGTAATTGTATTCTTACCTCACCAGTTTGATTATGTAATCTAAGACGACCTTGATCTGAGGCATTAATATATGTTTCGAATTTAATTCCACTAGAGGTACTTTGGACAAAACCTTTTCTATCGGGGTTCGAGAATACCTCCAATAACCCCTGTGGATCTGTTTTACCAATCGAAACCCCAAGTGAGGTACTATATAATAATGAATTTTGTAATGTACCCTCTTGTCCATTTAAAAATTTTGGCACATAATTCGTGGTACCTGTTCCATGATTATGATCTTCTGGAGCAGCACCAACATGTGTATATGATAAATTATCACCATCTATCTTATAGTTATATCCTTCCGGTATATTAATATCTCCAACAACCTCAAATTTATATATTGCTTCAGTCTTCCCAATAGCTAACTTTTTATCAACAAATACACTATAAATTGTATCGGATGGGATATCTTCGTCCCAATATTGCGTATAATCCCCCCAAGAAGTATTTTCTCCATCGGTTATTAAGACTTTCCCAGCATTTCCACTTTGAGGAGGAGATAAAACTATTTCTTTTCTTTCTAATTCAGAGGTAGTAAAATATAATTTATCTTGATATCTCTCAATTACACCTTCTTGAGGGGAAGTTAATAATTCACCATCATTTATTTTTAATGGAGCAATATCTGATTCACCCGCTTTTATTTCCAAATAAGCGGTTGGATAATCAACAAAAACTCCAACTCCATCCTTAGTTATATTTAAAGCTTCATAATTGGATATAATAAAACTGATAGGGCCCAATTCATTATAAAGAAATGCTTTATTCGGTTCAAAATTATCAGGCCCATATAAACCAATTTTAAATCCCAATCCTTCAGAGGGTGTAAGAAAATCGAGAGAGGAATATTCTTCTGGGTTTAAAGATTTTATGGTTAAACCACTTTCATATCCTCCCTGGCTTACAATAGTTAGAGGCGAAATAGGATCATCCGTTCCGATACCCAGTTTCTTATCAACGAAATTCCAATACAAGTTGGAATTGTCTTCGGTTAATCTAATTCCATCTGAAAAAATAACAGATCCAGGTAAGAAAGAAAAGTTACCTGTACCACCCTTAGAGGTATCTAAATACCCACCTTTCCATTTAAATATATGCTCACATGTATCTGTATTTGAGATTATCTCCAAAAATGGTAACGAACTACTATCGACAATCAAATATTGATCCATGCAGGTAACTTCATTTATTGATAAAATACCCACACGGGTATCCCACTTCGCATTTACTCCATCGGTAGATAAGAATTTTCCAGCATTATTAGTTTGAGGAGGAAGTAAATTATTTAATGCTCCTTCTCGATATGTTGATCCTGTACCGCCCCGTGTTATGGATAACGAACCAGTCCAGGAAGATGAAAGTTGTATTTCTTTATTTAAAGCATCTCTATCAATTTGTAATACTAAATTTTCATCTGGATTGCTTCGATAAACTAATCCATATAATCCAATATTATTATCATCGTGAACTACTAAGAATTTACCACTTTGACCTAGAATTGAAGGTTTGAGAGATTTCTCGGTTAATTTTCCACCTTGTATCGAAGTTTCATGTGAATGTGTGGCATCTGAGAAATCCTTTATATCAGGTCTAATTAAAATTGGATATAAAATTGTTTTTAATCCTGATATATATTGATCAGTATCTGTTGTAACAACTCTTTGCCCAATATATAATCTGATATCACCACTTCTTCCTTCAGAATTTGCAATATCAAGATATGTATCACTTATACTGATCGATAAAGGTGTTTCAATTTTTCTGGTTATTATTTCATATTTATGAAGAACAGTATCCCATCTTCTTACCAGAATACCCTCTTCGTCAATCATAGCGGCGATGGATTCCAAATTGTCATGTACTCTTATATGAGTATTATCTTCATCATCATTAATCAAGATTCCAGATCCACTAAATCGAATTGTGGTTCTTTTTGGAAATGTCCAGAAATCATTCTTGATTGTATCATATCCAGCATAAGCACCCAATCCAAAGAAAGTACCATCATATGTAACGAAAATATTACCGAGGGTTATTAACTGTACTTTATTCAATGTTCCTTGGGTATTGCCCATAAGGAACTGACCATTTCCATACCAATCAAATCCGGTTCCACCCTTTTCAGAACTTAATATACCATAATGATCTTGATCACTATCTAAATCATGTAATCTTGGATGATGCTGATCCTCTGTCACATTTATAAGATTATCATGATCATGAATATGTGGTGGAAGATCCTCTGCATTCAATTCTTCAGCATACCAATTTCCATATTCAACTTTTACAATTCCATTCCAATATCTGGAATCCTTTCCAGTTCCACCTTTAATTGGTCTTACCGGAATACTTAAAGCCTCATCCGTTAATTTCCCACCCTGTACAGCATTGATATGCGTATGCTGAGCAAATCTATAATCATTAATACGAGGAGTTACCAAAATTGGAGAAAATAATGTTTTATTATAAATATTCTGAACTTTGTGGGTATTTACAATTTCATATTCATTACCAAGAGTACCAACTTTCCAGATATTATTTGATTCATCCCAATATAGTCGAGCATCTGCTTCAACTCCTCTAACGACTCTAATTCCGCAATCAACCATTGGAATACCTGTGGTATTTCGAGACAGATAAATCCAGGTATCCCAATAATCAAGATTATAAATATTTATAAATCCAATCGTGCCATCAACAATTAAACTCTTGACTCTCAAACTTCCATAATCATCATCAATAAAGTTTCTTAATTCAACAAGAGGATTATATGGATCAATAATTTCTGGAAAATTTCCAATTATTGAGGTACTGCTTGAATCAATATCTGTATAAAGAGCATTCTTAAATAGAGGACCAAAATTCTTTCTCTCAAGTTGGAAATAATAATTGGGTGTACCATAAATTGATGCTTTATAATTCAATTGCCATTGTATATTAGCGGTTGTATCTTTCAAATACTGAAATTCTTCATTAGTAACCGATCCATCGGCTAATCGTTTTACATTAATATGATATGGTAAATCGGTTTGATCAATAAGAAAATTACGCCATATATTCGATGAATCCATCCCCAGGAAGTATCTGGCTGATGAATCATAATTCCAATGATCCTGAATAACTTTATAATATGATAAATTTATAATTACATCTTCGAGATCATCTAAAAAATAAATCGGTATACGACCGCCCGGGGTCTCCCCATCACCAATATAAAAACGATGCTTATCAATTGAAATTAAAGGTTCTCCTAAACTAGGTACAAACGACTCTCTATTTATCTCAAAACCGCGTTTAAGAAGAATCTTAACGACTACCACAGAATTATATCCTTTTTATAAGAGAAATTTAAAATTTATTCAATTATTGAAATCGCTTAGTAAACTCCTCAATTACTTTCTTTGGGTCAATAAATGCTTTTTTATTGTATTCAGATTTTGACCATACACCAAATTGATCTTTACGAAAATGCTCTTCACCATTGTGTAAATTGAGATTCTGAGTATGGCCAAATAATTTTGGATTTGAGACAGTAAAAATAACCACGCCAGGTTTTTTATAATATGTAGCGAAATGATGAAAAAAATTATCTACAGAAAACCAACAGAAACAAGAATCAAGCAATTCTTTCAATTCGGTATTAAAATCAAGATTAATCTTGAAAAAATCAGTGTTTCTTAATCTTTCTTCACCATCAACCCCAACCTGAATCAAAAAGTAATTCATGCTCTTCAAAAGTTTGGTTATCTCATTCCAATAAGGATAATTCTTGGGATTGGGTTTATCTTGTAGTTTAGTTGAATACGGACTGATTATGATTTTCTTCATTTGTATATTCTCCAAGATATAATATCCTCATAGCATCCAACAAACTACCATCCCAATTATTTTTCTTACACCACGTGTAAACACAATTCTTTTGTATACAGGATGATCCAAAGGCATTGATAGCATCCTCAACATTAACTATCTGTATTGTCTCATCATTCTTTATATCAGAAAATACCTTGGGATGGCAACAAGCTATAATAATTTTATATTTATCTTGATATTTTTTTCTTATCTCAGGTAATAACATTTTGAACATAAAATGATCCCCAATACCATTATGCAATACATATGATTTTAAATATCTTGGTTTGATGTTCCATTCTGTAGTTAGTTTCTGATAAAATAAAGCTTCATCCTCATTCTTTAATTTGATATCTAAATCTCTAACTCCTCCATGTTTTGTTTTCAAATGCCAGGTAATAATATCTGGATGAATAAATAATTTCCAACCATTTCTCTTCATTTCATAAGTAAAAATGGTTTCTTCTCGAAATCCAATCCTGCTTAACTCCAAACAATATCCTTTTGGAAACCCTGCTCTTTTTCTATATAAAAAACTACTATGCAAATGATCGGTTTCAATTATTCTGGGGTCTTTATGGATAAACCATTGTGGATTCAATCCAAAATAGATATCTTGAATATCTCCGGTTACAAATGAAGGTAGACTTCTATTCGTTGCATTTGTTTCCAGAATTAAACTTCCAATTGCCCCAATATTTTTATCTTTATTCATTTCATTTAATAAAGCTTCCAATACGTTAGGTTCAGGTATATTATCATCATCAATTCTCCAAATAAATTCAGTGGAGGATAATTCCAAACAAGTTTGATGATTGTGTACCTGACCTTTTTTACTTCCTCTCAATACTTCATATTCAATATTTTTATGTCTCATTATATGAAGGAGACTTGTGTAAAGAATATCACTTTTTATATCAATCTCATTATCACTATCATCAAATATAAATATTTTCTTGGGCATAACTGTTTGATTGATAACAGCTTCCAATGTTAAAGGTAATATGTTATAGCGATCCTTGGTCGAAATCCCAACAGTCACATTGTTTGAATTGATATGCGTGATCAATATATTCTCATTTGTAATTTTCTTTTCTTCCATCAATTTGGACAATGAAATATTTTCCTTTTTGATATTATCTTGAGCGTAAAATTTTCTTAGTAATTCATTATTGTTTTGTTTTATTTCTTCCCAATTGGATATGTCATGAACTGTCATTTCACCTTTATGAGAAATTGGAAAATCTCCAACCACATAATCTTTTCCATTGGGATAATGTATATTGGTATTCACATTTCTTATACTATATCCGAATTTCTTTGCTCTGATACAAAAATCAATATCTTCTCCATAACCTGGACTAAATGCCTCGTTTAGCAATCCAACTGCAGAAAAAACTTCTCTTTTAATCATTGCACAAAAGAATAAAATAAATTCCTCATTGGTAACTGGACAAATCAGGCTATGGCATCCCGTAATACCCATCATAGGATCTTCTATAAATGGCTTATATAAAAGATTTAACCAGGTATTTGGTCTTTGATGCAATAGCTCAACATCGTCATTTAGAATAACAATATATTTACCAAAACTATATTTCAATCCTTCATTAATTGCTTTTGGAAATCCTATAGGTTGATCGATATGAATAATATTTATAAAAGAAATATATTTCTGATACAATTCTTGTAAATACTTGATTGTATCTTCGTCTGATCCATTTGCTATAATTACAATCTGAATATCCAAATTAGAGAAATCAGTATATTTCAAGATACTTTCAATACACGGTTTTAAGCAGTTCTCTAAATGATTAACAGTTGGAATTATAATAGAGATATTGAAAGCATGTCTGAGAACTATTCCCATCGAAGTATTCCTTTCTCATTAAACTTTACCTACACTCTCAAAATTTGTTACAGGAACATAGTTACAAAATCTGTTCCATCACAAGATACACCAGAATTATGATTTGTACCAGAGAGATTTCCGCAAATCCTTACACTATCAACCGTTCCCGATCCATCAAAAGGAAATAGAACCCTATCTATTTTTTGGAAAAACACCTGTAAATTATAATGCCCTCCAATAGCATACCCATAAATTGTTGAGTTACATCCTGACACTTGAGATCTAGCTATATCACTTATTTTTACATCACTTATCACCGTTGAATTGCCATTTGGTTGGGAAAAATCAAATTTTGAAACCGTTTCTCCTCTATCCTCTGAATAACCACCAGCTACACCAACGGCGTGCCCCCCAAATAAATATCCATATGTGGAAGAATTACAAGCACCCGCTCCATGAGTACCTTTAGTATTATTGGGATCTAATTCAGGTTCTATTTGAGGATTAACATCATAACTCATTGTTAATCTTCCTCCCTCCAAACAGTTTCCAACATCAAATGGAAAACTAAACCTCTCTATATAACTAAAAGGAGTCATATATAAATCCTCACCGCTGACATTAAACCCGAATCCACCTAAGCAAAATCCATATTCAGAAGAATTAAATGCCATAATATGAGCACGATAACAAGAATATGGATTATCTTCATATGCCAGCAAATTCCCTTTTTTAGAAGTTATTGAAGAAAAACTCAGATTAATTCTTTCAATACTACTATAGAAGGAACCCACGCCTGAACTTCCTTTATCCAATCCACCAATAGTAAATCCATAAGAGGAACAATTTAGACCATATGAAGAAGCACGTTTATCCATCAAAGTAGCTGAAACATTTGCTTGACCACTATTAAAAGCAAATTTAAAACTCTCTATGGTAGATAAAGAGTCGGATGACTCATCAATTTGACCACCCACACTATATCCGTGGGTGCTTGAATTGAATGCTGACATTCTGAATTTAGATTCACTTAAAGTCTGACTTAAAACACGTATTTCACCTGAATTCATAGGAAATACAAATTGCTGTATTGTATTTTTTAATCCAGTTTCATAGTCTGATCCATTTACACCCCCAAGATAATATCCATATTCATTCCCGTTTGCAATTTGATAAGCAAAAATATTCAGAATTTTTAATGAACCTGCATATGTATCACTATCTGAACGTATAAATTTTACAATTACATATTCTGGTGGATTTGATTCATTATATGTTGCTTGCCAAGGTATTCTTCCATTCATCAAGGTTATAATATCAATCTTACCAATATTTTCATTATCATATGCAGTGATGGTATCAACCCCATCTTCTAGAACCCCATCACCAGATGTCACAGATGAGGACAAATCTCCTTTATACAATAGATATACCTTAGTAGTTATTTCAACATATGTGCCTTCACTTCCACTATCTTCCAAGAAATATGAAATTTTAAAATTTACATCCTTAGTCTTATCCCATAGTAGATCATATTTAAATCCAAAGGAAGTGGTTGATTCTTCCCCATCAATGATTTCAAAATATTGGTCAGCATATCCATTGTTAGATGAATTCGAATTTAATGCTTTGGCGGTAATATCAACGCCTGAAGGAAAGATATGAAATCCTCTAACTCCATAAGTACTACTTCCATAATATGTATTATTCTCCACAACAAATTGATTACCAAAAATGACATGGTATCCCCCAGGAGTGAAATTATCTCCAAAGAGTAATTTTCCATTTGTTTTATCGTAAACAAATTCCCCAATTTTAGGAATATATTGATCTATTTGGCTTTTCGGGCCTCTTCTTATTTTAATAACCGTGGGCACGTTTAAACTCCTTACGCAAATAATGTTAGAAAATCTGTTCCATCACAAACTGATGGACAGCCATATATCGCAACTGCTTGTCCTTTAACTACAGATGTACTTCCAGGCATCGAGAAATTCATTCTTTCAATAGTATTAACAAAGACACTTTCAGTTGTATATCCTCGAGAACTAAATCCATATTCACTTGAATTACATCCTCCCCCATGTAATCTGCTGGAAACCAAATTCATAGTTCTGGTGGTAACCAATGGATCAGCAAAAGAAAATTGAAAAATAGTATTCACATTATATCCACCCATTATATAACCATCTGTTGAAGAATTACAGCAATGTGATCCATATACTCCTCTATTATTTTCACCTGAATCTAATATCGTAACTTCTCCAAGTAATTGAGCTTTTCCTGAATCACCTGGGAAGGTAATTCTCTCCATTTTCTTTGACATATTGTATGTATAACCTGTATTATAACCACCGATTATATATCCATTTGATGAAGAATTAACGCAATTTGAAAAAGCTACCATTGTATTTAAAGAAGCAAAAGTTCTTGTAAAGACAGTATCAATATTAAATGGGACTTTCTCCAATCTGTCAATATAGGAAATTGAAGTACCATATGTTGTTTCTCCGCCTATACTAAATCCATGTGTACTGCAATTGAAAGCTGAATTTCCATTTATATTAACTGTTAATGTACCAATTGCTTGAATCCTGGCTGTATCAAAAGAAAAATTTAATCTGTCAATGGATGATAAAAACGTGGTAGCGGCACTTGCCCCACCCATACAATATCCATGCGTTGTGGAATTACATCCGCCGCCATTCTTCTTTTGAATATTCAAATTATTTATTGTATAAGTTAAAGCATTCTCGAATGGAAAATTTAACTTCTCGATAGAATCTATATAGGCTGTATCGTCAAGATTTCCCCCGCCCATAAAATAAGCATTCTCAGTCCCATTGACAGGTTGATAAATTTGTATACCTAGAATATAAAAAACGACATCGTTTGGAAGACTATCATTTTCCCAATCCCGCTGTAAATCAATTGTGATTTTTTCACCTTCTTTATTTGAATCTATAAGCCTTATTCTAGCATTGGATAAAGTGATTGCGTTACATGCTGGCCAATTTGGCGTTTTCGAAATATCAATTGTGTCTTCATAAAAATTCTCATAGATAAATTCCAAACCGAGTGTAAATTGAGGATCATCTTGTAAATTCAGTCGTCTGATTCTGGTTAATAACTTCACATTATAATCATTTGTAATAGCAGCATTAGTCATAAAGATAACTCTCATTCTCAACTCTTTATCTGGATTCCAAGATGGAAGTTTCTTGAATGTGAAATTTATAAACTGGTTGTCGGTTTTTGAAAAAGAGAGAACTGGAACAACAGCTGTCATCTCCAAATTAAATTTTAAGCTCGTGAGAGAAACTCCGCTCCCCGTTCCAATTACTTCCACATCTTTGGGACCAATATTCACAACGGAAGGTAAATCATGAAATCCTCTTATATATCTTGAATTACTTCCATAATATCTTGCTTTATCCAGATTTGAAACATTGCCAATTAAAATATCATGCCCAGAAGGGGTGGCAACATCACCTATGAATATACGTTTTGTATCTATCGCGAGAACAACTTGACCATAATCAGGATAAAAATTATCAACAGAGGCTTGTATACCTCGTTTAAACTTAATTAAAACAGGAGAGATACATACAGACACTTGAAATACTCCTTCTTATGTAAATAAATTAACGAAATCTGTTCCATCTATAACAACACCTTGCATGGTATCGCTGAACATTGTATTTCCGCATATTACTGCTGTTCCAGAATCAAATGGAAAAATAACTTTCTCAATAGCTTTATAAGGAGATATTTGATAGCTCATTCCACTCATAACATACCCAGCTATGGAAGAATTTCCCCCACCGCATACAAATCTTCCATAATTTAAATTTCCACCCAAAGAACACTCACCCGAATTAAAAGGAAATTGATATTTATAACAAGTTGATAATCCATTGCTCTCGTAAAGTCCTCCCACAGTATATCCTATCTGTGAAGAATTAAATCCTGTACCTTGAAAACCCAATAAATAGGATGAACCCTTATTAGTTGTAACTAAACTATCTCCTTCAGAAGAAAAAGTCATCCTTCTAACGCTATGCTTACTTACAGCAAATCCATGAGTAGAAGAATTGAAGGAAATAGTTTTCTTAAAATCACCTGAAAATGTACTTCCTTCCATAATTCGAGATGCATCAGAGGATTCCAATGAGAATATATATTTTTCAACATAACTATGTGATCCAGATAGCTGATTTGTTCCATGCATGCTATATCCCGAAGAAGATGAGTTACATCCTCCAGAAAAAGTTATTGGCTGACTTAATTTACTCACTTCTTCAGCAACAGAAATTTTAAAAGGAAATTCGATTCTATAAATTTTATCACTGTTTGTATAAACTCCAGCAATTTGATGAGAACCACCTGCTATTATTCCATGAGTTGAAGAATTGAAACCACAAAAATGCACACACCGATTGGGCATATCAATATCCAGAGCTGTGGTTTTTTCATCAAAAGAAAAATGAAGACATTCGCTTGGAAGCGCGGTAGCGTTTAAATAACTACCGGTTAGATATGCATATTCTGAACCTTTGCTTATTGGATATGCATACAAATCAATTAAATGAAAATCTCCTGGATATGTATCTTCATCTCTTTCTCCCAATCTATATAATGTTAAAATAATACCTTCAAAGCCAATTTTTCTTCCCCAATTCAAATAATCTTGTATTCTCGAAATTCTATAAGATTGTCTGGTAGAAGGATCACTTAGTTTGCTAACTAACTCATTACGTTTATCTTGGTCGAGATATGCCCAATATAATTCAGATGGATTTATAGCAAGATGAAATGTTGAGATTTTCCCAATATTATCACTTGTGCTGATAAGAGTTCTTTCTATATAGCTTTTATCCATATGATTGTTCAATTGAGAATTTCGTATAAAATTTTGTGTAACAAATCCCAATCTTATATTTTTATCTGCTCCTTCAGGACCTGTTCCAGATAAAGCATAGGTAATTCTCAGACCAATATCTCGCGTTTGTAATTTATCATATGAAATTGGAATAAAAACGCTTACATATTTATTAGTTGAATCTGAAAATTTGATATTTGGAATATAATTATTTAAATAATCTATCTCGCCCGATTCTGTATAAAACTTGTAAGAATTCAGATCAACATAATGGGGAATATTATGAAAGCCTTTATTCCCATTGAAATCAGTTCCATAATACTTTTGCTGAGATAAGAAATCAACATTACCTTCCAGTATATCAATTCCCCCTCTAGTCGAGCCATCACCAATTTTCAAACGTTTTGTATTCTCTCCCCAAACTAATTCTCCATCTTCTGGGGTATAATTATTTATATCATATTGATTTCCTCTTTTCAATTTTATTTTCGTTACTTTAAGAGGTATAATTGTTGGATCATAAAATGGATGTTCTTCATTGTTAGCAGCTTCCACATAATAATCTGGAATTGGTTCTAACCAACCATCATCAACGACCTTTAAAGAGAATGGTATACTTTCTTGAGTATCAGAATATCCATCATGCCAAACAACATCATCAATATCTGTGATATTACCTCCCGATCCATCAACGGTAATATCCAATATCAATAAATAATGTTCTTTATCCGCATTATATGTATCTATATTGGAGATAATCCCAAGAGTTACATCTTCACTCTGTTCATAATTATAATGAGCAGCAAAATAAATTACCTTATTACTAAAACTTCCGCTGGGCTTCGAATCATAATAACTTGAAGAATTATTCAATTCCAATGTTACATTTTCATATGTTTGAATCATTACTTCGTTAATTATAAATATACCTCTTGTTAAGGTAACGGTTTTATTTAAATTACTAAATGAATAATCAAACCCTGGAAAACTTTTTATCACGCAGTTTGGAACTTTAATAGGGTTGGTTAGCGGAAACTTGGAAACCAACATAGTCCGAAGAATTTTATTTATGTTGGTTGCCTCATTACTACTAAAGGTTTCCAATACCTGATATTGCTCAGGAATTGGAAAATTCTCCAAATCTCTAATATTTTTTTCCATAATTAATTTATGTTCCTTCTTTTATTTTATTCTATAGGTAAGACACCACCATCAATACACTCAAGACTTATCTCAAATCCTTCTCGTCTTACATTTGGATTAGAGGGATCGACATATTTTGGGCTGTTAACCCAATCAATTATATAATCACTATTTTCTTCAATGATATAAATCCCACCTATGAAAAGATATCTTGTTGGATCAAAGAGATTGATATTTTTCAATATCTTATAATAAGCTTGAGGGTGAGGATACCGTCTTGCGTAAAAATAATATAATACTATGTAATAAAAACCAGCGGTATCCAATCCTCCATCTTGATCAATATAATTACTTTCATCGGTCAAATCCAATTCAAAATCATCTTGCGTAATATGAATCAATACATCATCTTTAACAGCAACTCCACTGGTAATTACAATACTTGTAAATTCTTTTTCTGGATCTTCTGATTTTTGAATACGAAAAGATGTACCTGGAAAAATAATTACGTTTTTACCTCCGGTAACCACTCTGGTTAAACGGTTAATTACCGAAGAAAAACGATTATTGCTATAAGGATCAACAGAACGTTCTTGAGTAGGTGCGGTAGGCATAACTTATTCTCACCTTAAATTTTAAATTTATTTTTAAGTTGTATTATTCTTTTCTTAACTAATCTATCAAAATCGTTTGGCAAATAACAAATACCTTCACTAGTACAAATCATTCCTTCACGCTCTTGAATCTCGGTAGATTCGCATAAAGGGGCAAGTGATTCTCTCACATTATCAAATGTGTTTTCACTAATTCTGACAATTTTAGCCTCTTTATGCGAGGGGTATGAAACCGAATCCCAGGTTACAATGTGCAGAGGAGCTGTCACCTCAAAATAAAAATTTCCACTTTCTGTTACTCTGTTAACCTCTCCCGCTCCTCTAAATGAAAATCCAACAGGAATACCATCCTCACTTAAATTCTTAAGTATTTTACCCATGGGCGTTCTTAAAGTCTCAACTACTCCTATAACTTTATTTCCATCAATTCCAATTTCTAGAATTCTGTGAGATGATCTTGAATAAAGAACAGTCAATTGTCTTTTCATATCATCAAATTTTGTGGGGTGATCCAATTCTCCAACAAAGCCACCTTCTTGAATACGATCTTTAATACCTTCCAATGCTTCTTTAAAATCTTTCTCACGATATCTTCGTTTATTCCTATTTAAAACTCCCAACGTTTGGAGACAGCACTCCATACGAATTCTATCTGGATTTTTTTTGGTAATTTTTGGAATTTGCATTATTTGAGGTGATTCAATTAAGAAATACATCGATCTATTTCCTCCGGATTTTTTCCTTTTTTTCACTTATTCTTTTATCATAAATTTTTTGTAATTTAATAAAATAATCTTTAAGCAACTTCTGATAATTCGAGGTAATCTCATCAAGACGATCCACCATATTATCTAAATTTGGAATCAGAAGTTTCTGAAATAAAAATATTGCTTCATTCAATTCAATTCTCAATCTTTCAATTCTATGATCACTGAATTTCAGAAGCAACATTGATAGGGTTTTTAATTTTTGATATATCTTTCTCAATTTATATATCTTTGATAGGTCAATCGACGATGGTGGTGTTTCATCTCCCCCTCTTTCACTAAATTCATGCTCTTCCTGTTCATCTTTTGTTTCATCAAAATTTTCATCTCCAGTATCTTCGTTATCAAATTCTTGCTTTTCTTGATATTGACCTTCATCCTCCCCATAATTATCTTCTTTAGACATATTTTTATTATATGTAAAATCTTCTTTTGGGGGTTCATTTGACCGTTGCTTAATTGTTGGGATAGGTTCATTTTCTTTCGGTTTTGGAAGATCTTGCCCGAGAGGAGTTTGCTCACTCAAAATATATTGCTTTTCAATTAATGTCTTCATTATGTTTTCCCATTATTTTTTAAAATTTATTTCAAAATTGAGTTCCACCATACTCCGATCCTTCTTTAGAGGATTTTAATCTATCCTCTAATGCTTTTTCAACTTTGGAATGCTCAATTTTCTCCCATTCTAAGGATAGCAATTCCTTAACAACATGCTCCTTTGGAATTCCCAATTCATTGTATGAGTTAGCAATACGCATAACAATATCAAGAAAGTCAGCATAAATTTCAGATTGCAATAATTTCGGTGGTGACAAACTAATTCTAACGTCTGGCATTTTTTCTTTACGACAAAAACGATAAATCTTTGAAAATAATCTTTGTATACATTTACCAAACAATGCTTGATAGCTTATTATGGTTCTAGCAAATACATTTGATTCTTGAGCTAAATTGGCTTTTGTAACAGAATTCTCTTCCAAACTTACGAATGAAGGAGGAACATCCAGAGAAGCAACTAATTGATCTCTGAAAAATTTTAACTCCTCAGATATATCTCTGATATTAATTGGAGGACTTAATGTATCAAATTCAACATAACGTTTACCGTTTCTCTGTGGAATATAATAATCCTCATATGTATTTATATAACTTGGAATGCTTCCAATACTTCCAAATGAATCCAAGCTATATTTTCTCTTTTTGAATCCTTCTTTAAGAATTTCAATAGTATTTTTAACATTTCTTGATATGGCACCCGATTCAACATAAATAATTCTCTTCTCAGTTGAATCCGATAGTCTTTTAACAGTCAAAGCAGTTTCCAAAGCAATAAGCAATTTTCCTTGGAACGTACTTTTATATAAAATTGATTCTCCATAAGGGAAGAAACGTTTATTATAAATCTCAAAATGCTCCATTCTTTCCGGAGGAACATATCTTACTCGAAACAATTTTGAATTGTCATCAATATCTTTTATTGCTCTACTTAAGATATTCAATGCTTCATTTTTATTAATAGAAATATCTTCTTTATCTCGAATCTTATTTTCATCTTTTGAAAGAAGATGCTTCTTTAGTTTATCAATAATTTGCTTATATATTTGATTCACTCCTGAAAAGAAATCATTATTTGTTCCTGTATAATTATAATAAAGATTGGTTTGTTTCAGAATTTGAGCACCAATATTACCTGATCCCGTCAAGAGATTCATTGGAGAATTGCTAGGATCTGTCTTTGGAATAACCAAATAACCCAAGCATAATTTAAAACGATTGGATTGTATCTTAATTACATATGCGGGATCATGAATAATTAATCTTAAGTTAGACAAATCAATCCCATTCTTTTTATCTTTATCTGATAATTTATCAAGAGATAATTCTTTCTTATTGGAATCGTCTTCAATAACCAGCTCCAGATTTATATGTTTCTCTATATTTGTAATTTCAGGCTCTCCATTCTCATTCAAAACAACAGTGGGTACATTAACAGTAAATTCCTCATCTTCTTCGAATATATCGGAACCATCTTCTGTCAATATTGTCTGAGTGATTGGTACTTCTGATGATTCGATATCACATATCTCAATAAATTGATCCCCAAACTTTAATGTATCATATACAATTTCATACATACTATCATCCAGATTCAATTGCTCATTTATTTCTCTTATAAACTTTATATCATCATTCTCTTCTTCGTTAGTATCAAATCCAAAAATCTGAATGATTTTTTTGGTTATATCATCTGGAGATATAATTTGATCTGTAAGAACTTTCAATGCTTTAGCGCAGTAGGGAATTGCATCGCAGATTTCTTCTGCGTTTATGTATCTATATATTCTATCTTTATTATCATGTAATAATAATGTGCTTGAGGTAATTCCTTGGAAAAAATCTGAAGAAATATTTGCGTTAGATAACGCCAAATTACTTTTTGAAATTAAATCTCTAACCAGATCAACAGAATTCAAAGAATCTTTATTTAATAACTTCTGACTTATTGAATATAGTGTCTTATCTATATTTTCATCTGCGGAATTATCAACCTTCATACCAAAAATTGAAGTTTTAATCTTATTCAATATACCAGCCATTCTGATCTCCAATATAGAAAAATAATTATGATAACGAATTTGATTTATTTACAAATTTATTCCTTTTCAGATTAAAAATATCGTTATAAGATTGTAACGAAAATAATTATATGATATATAAAAAAATTAATAAACTTCAAAAAAAGAAATGAGACTTCTTAAAATGTATGATGAACTGAGAAATTTTATATTCGATAAAATAAATGAGAGATATAAAACTAAAAACTATATGGAAATTAGAAAGGTCTTTTGTTCCATTTCTCAGAAAATTAATTTACAACAATAAACCTCTTTTTGATTACATTAACGAAGATTTAGCAAAAAATAACGCCCTCGAGTTTTATATTTATTTACTAAATGATTCAGATCCTGTATTGCGTAGGTTATGTAAAAAGAAAACCAGATGGCGAATTATCAAAACTATTTAATTATTTCAAGAAAAAAAATAATCCAAGAACTGTTATTACATATGTTGATTTAAGATATGGTGAGGGGAAAGCTTATCATAAAATTAATTTTGTATACATTGGAAGAACTGTCCCTGGTTATTATTACCTAAATGAAAACCTACAAAGAATATCTCGTTTACAATTTCAAAAACATTTGCTAGAAAATAAGTTACAGTAATTTGATCCTGAATTGACAGAATGGGTAAACATGCAATTGAATAACTATGATAGAATTTGGGATTGTAGAAATAATATTTATGTTTGGAAAGATGGAAATTAAATTTCCTCTATATTAATTTTATCTTCAATCATTTGACTTTCATCCAATATAATTTTTGTTACAAACCCATCCATAAGAAGTTTATAAAAACTATCTTTACTTCCATATATCTCAATCATGTCATTAAGCAAATTTGGGCCACAATATTCAACAATCAGCTTCACATAATTCGTGGCAGCATCTTGTAATTCTTGATGATTTGTTTTGATGCGATCAGCCGTTTTAATTAAAACATATTCTTTAAATGTTTTGTCATATGCTTGAGTTTTGATTCCCTCCAAAATTAATAAAAGCTTTTCTGAATTTCTATATAAAAGATCACGTTTCTCTACAGCAATCTTATGTTTTAACCAAGAATAAATAAGCAAATTAATTATTATTATCTGTATCGTCAAAAATACTATCAGTGCCACTATCATTGTTGTGGTTATCATTACTAAAATCCTCCTCGTCATCTTTATCTGAACTCAAAACAATTTGAGGTACCTCGGCTTCATTTATTTCAGGGAGATCCAAAATTATTTCAGGTATCTTATCATTTTCTTCTTTCTCTGCTGATTCTTGGATATTATCAATAATAGTAACATTGGTATCAATTTCTTTCTTTTTAGATTTCATTTCAGGTTTTTTATTTTCTTCTCCTTTGTGCTTACCTTTTATTTTGAGAGCGTTATTCTTTTGCTCCGTACTCTCAATAAAAATTGCTGAAACATCATCATTTTTTATTATTAACGCCTTTTGCTCATCAGATACACAACTAAGTCCCATTGTTTTCAAACTGGAAATCAAGCTATCTTCGATTTCAGATAACGATCGTTCGTCCGAGGATTGAAAAACAACTGGCTTGGATTGATTCTTTAAATAATAAGATATACGTACCTTCATAAAATCATATTCCTTTCTCTAATATTGATGGAAAAAGATCCACCCAAGTCATAAAAATTAGGCACAGGAAACCACGAGGCTTGCCCCGTGGTAGGTTACTTTGAGTGGATCTTTCTACAATAAACAAGTTTATTTTAAAATTTAAAAATCTTCGTCTTCCTCATCTTCAAGTTCGTCTTCTAAATCCTCTTCGTCCTCGAATTCGTCCTCATCCTCTAAATCCTCTTCGTCTTCCTCATCTTCAAGTTCGTCTTCTAAATCCTCTTCGTCTTCCTCATCTTCAAGTTCGTCTTCTAAATCCTCTTCGTCTTCCTCATCATCATCCATTACTTTCTCAAGCATCAATTCTGTGTCCTCGGTGAATATCGAATCGAGTTCTCTCTTTAAATCAACTTCTTTATTATCCTCATCGATAATATCATTAATGATACTCTCATCATCCTCTAATTCTTCTGAAAATTCATCTTCATTTACCAAAGCTTTATCTAAATCTTCAATAGATTCAATTTCCGATAACAACTTATTAAGGATGACTTCTTCATCCTCATTTAAATTGATATCGAATTTTTGATCATAAATTTCATCAATTATTTCATCAGCATCCTGGAGATCTTCTTGTATTTTCTCGACTTTATTATCGAGAATTTTCTGAACTGTATTAGTTAATGCAGATGAGGTTTCGGAATGTTTCAGAGGCTTATTTTCATCTTGCCACTCAATAATCTGATCAACCGATGATTTATAATAATTCATCTTATTACCGATCAATCCACCAACAGCTTCTTCCAAAAAAGTTATATAGCTCTTATCTTCCATTTTAGTAATCCTCCATATTTAATTAAAAAATCTTTTTCTTAATCTTGAAATTTGTAATTTATTCTCTTTAATAGAATTAATTATATCTTATTCTAGAAAGGAACATTGCCTGAATCATAATCATCTGGATCCCGAATTTTTACCTCCTTCGTTAAATTTATTTCTAGGTTTTCATTCTCCTCAATTCTTAACTCATCATCCCCATCATAATATATTGCTGTATCTTTTTTAATTTCAAATTGATCATAATCACCTGAAATTGACAAATCCTCGAATATATCTTTCTGTAAATTATTTTCTTTTATCATTTCACCGCAATATAGCTCATTTCCATTCTCATCAATTTCTAAAATTCTGAAATTAAAACAATTCTGATCATTTATTTGTTGTTTTACAACCACCAACTTAGGCTCACTTATTGCTCCATTTCTATTTTTTAATAAAGTCATTCTGATCTTTTTATATTGATATATACCATACTTCGTATTTATATTATATAGAGGATCAGATACATTTTGCAAGAATATAACTACATCTGATTCATTTATCTTAATCATGGATTCTCCCATTTGGGTTAAATCGGGATTTGAATCCACATTATATCCTGAGCGATTCAATTGTGTGCAAGTCACAATTGGAATTGAATATTTATTTGCTAGCAATTTAAACTTCTTTGCAACCATACCTTGCTCAAATCTATTACTTTCTGACTTTTCTTTTGTTCCTTTAAACTCACCGCTTGAGATTTTATCAAGATAATCAATATAGACACACTTCAAATTATAATTTGGATTATTAGTGACTTCTTTAATCAATGCCTCAATATCATTGACACTTGTTTTATCTGGCTCATAATAATAAAATTTAATATCACAATTATTCTGTTTAGATATCTCCTTAATCTTACTCATTATATTCACATCATCATTTTCCATTATTCTCTTACTTAGACTTTTTACAGATGTCCCGGTAAGACAGCAATAAAATCTAGAGAATGTTTCATGCAAATAGTTTTCTGCACTAATATATAATAATACATCAGTCTTCCCATCCTCTCTTGGAGCTTTTTGATTCATTATTAAAGCATTACAAATTAAATTAATCAATAACATCGATTTACCAACACCAGATTCCCCACCGATAAGATATAAACGATCTGATTCAAATCCCCCCGCAGTAAACCTATCCTCTAAAAGGCGAAATCCTGTTTTTACACTTCGCTTGGTATCAGATACCTCACGTAATTTATTGAGAACAGGAGTATAATCATCCTCCAACAAACTTAATTTAGAGATCTGCCTATGCATTTGACGATTTTTATTCTCAATTAGCTTATCATATAAATTCACTAATAATTTTTCATAATTTTCAAGTATTATATCTTCACTTTCATAATTCTCTGTTCTGATATCATTAAGAATAGTTGTCAGCTCTCGTTCTGCAAAAATCATCTCATACATTTTTCTTCTTTTCAAAATCTTATTATAAAAAGTAATGATATCTTCTTTATTAATTTTCTCCTGACTTAATTCTGTGAGATAAGATATGAACTCTTTAAATTTACCAACATATAAATCATCAATCAATTCATCAATACTTATATCAGGAGTTTGCATTCTCCTGCGTACCATATGTTTTACCAAATCAAATTTTTGCTTAAACTCCAAAGAAAAATCATCCCTTTTGGTTTCTTTATCATACAATTCAAGAATAAACAACAGATCAACAAAGAAGTCAGAATATTCGTTCTCAATTTCTTTAATCGTACAAGTAAATAATAGGCTTCTGTTTAAGAAATAATCACCAATCATAATTCATCCTTTTTATATCAGGCTTTGAAATTCTTCCGATACCATATAGTTATTTACCAAGTAATCAATATAATCCAGATCCAATGATTCCAACACCTCCAAGGAATTCTGAATGTTATTTATTCTGTAATCAATCTTTCTGGAAAATTTACCACCATTAAATTTAATCATATACTTATCAATCTCGTCATTGAATCTGAAAAATTCCTTATTTTTATAATACGGATATAGCTTATCGACTATCTTATAGCACAAATCTTGAAAGGTGGCAAATAAATTAAACATCTGAAAAATTCCATATGTATATATAATTTTGTTCATCCGTCCGTTACAATAAAGTGGGTCATCAATTTTATTCAACTTCTTTATTCCATATCCATCTATTGATTTGTTGATTATATCATAAAATAAATCCTTTATAATTCCCTCATTTCTCCACATCATATCCAAAGAGTCTGAACGTAAAGTCATTTTTCTTATGATATTAAACTTATCCAAAACGTATATATATCTTCCCATCCCAAGAATCTTAAAAATAGATGAGCTATCATATGTTATCTCGATATCAATACCATGAGTTTCTTTAATGTGCTTTTCAAAAAAGCAATGCTCCAAAATAGATTTAAATTCAGTCTCGCCCAGAACATGAAATCTCAATTTCTTAATATTATTATTTTTAGCATAAGATAAAACATGAACTAAAGGAACAACATACATAACACATGGGGGAGTATTCTTGGTATTGGCCAAGCTCACCAAACCACCAGTAGCGAAATTCTTAAAATACTTTGGAAATTCCAATTCATAAAACATTTTTTTATATATCTGAAATAACTTTGGTGTTCTGAAATGATGAATATACAAAATTTTATTTCTTATATGCTCAGGCAAGTTGACTGCTAATTGATATGATTCGATATTCAAATTTTCCAATTCTTTCCATGTTTTAAATGGACAACTTTTGAATCCAGCAGATAGATCCAATGTAAAAGCATAGTTAAATAAGTAATCATTCTTATTTAAGAATTCATGATAAAGCTTAATAAAATGGGGTATATCCTTATTCTCTACATATCCTTGCTGTATTGAATATCCTCCGCTATCAATAATAATCTCTATATCCTTCATATATTCTTTATTACGCATTCTTGTTAATAGCTTCACATAACGTTGAATCAATTTTTTCTCTACCTTGCAACCCTTTACGACATAAATTCCAATTGATGATAAGAATTTATCAACATTGTTATGCAAGAACTTATTCACATTTTCATTAGTTAAATAATCAGAATGCTTTCTTATAACAGCATCAATATGATTTTGCACACTGGGTAAAGCAGCAGAAACGAACGATGAACTCATGGTTATTATCCTCCTTTATAAAAATTATTTTTAAATAGGTAATTCTAAAAAGAGAGGCTTGAAGATCTCTTGAACATAGTTTGCCGATATCTTAAACGTATTAACTTTCTCACCTTTCTTGTTAACATGTTTATCTTTTTGTAATTCCCCAATAATAAGCAAATGATTATCCTTTTTCAATACATGCAGATATCTATCTGCTTTCCAAAAAATGACTTTAATTTTTTCTTCAGAATCTTTTCTTGAGAATCTGCTAAGAAGATAGAATTCCGCATTTTTGGAATTGTCTATTTCGAAGATTCTTACCTCAGAAGAAATAATTCCTTCTAAAACAACTTGATTCAAAAAATTTTTTGTTTCATGATTGTTCATTTTTCTTCATATCCTTTCATTATATATATTAGATTATGAATTGTGGAAATATATCCTTTTTATAAGAAAAGGAGAAATATCATGGACACAGACACGTATCGCAGTACCCAAATTCCTCGTTAGCATTTATATTAAGGGCTTCCATGGGTGCTCCTTAATATAAATGCAATTTTACGAGGTGAGTCAATGATATTTTTAATGGCAGAATTACTTAAGAATATTATTGACTCCAATCTATTTTGCATTAAAACCCATGGAAACAATAAAAAATTTCAGCACATTATATATGGGGCACTTCTGCTCCATATATAATGTGTTTTTGTCGAAATTTTTTATTTTTTATTATATATATTAATTATTGATTTGATATTTATCAGGAGGAGAGAGATGTATATCATAATAACCTCGTCAGGGACGCTGTTGTCAGATTGGCAAGAAATAAGCCAGCGCTATTCGCCGGCGCTGGCTGATCTGGTTCTGGGGTCTCTTCCCCAGAACCAGTCCGAGGATGGGATCCTTGTAAAGGATACCATCCGGGCCGAAGGCAAAGAAGAGGAGGAGTAAATCCTCCTCTTTTTATTTTTATAATATTATTTTCCTCTTTGTAATCCCCAGATATCAACATGTATCCTTGGAGAATATCGTACTCCCATTCTTTTACAAAACTCCGCTGCTTCTTCTTTATTTTTTCTGTTTGTTCTATCTGAATCAACCAAAAATGTTTCTGGCATAATAAAAATATTATCATGTAATAATCTATCGGGAACATATTTGTTCAAAAAAGATTCTATCGAATCCATCATCTCAGAACTATAAACAAATTTATAGTAATATTTATAATTGAACTTTTTCATTTTTTTTGAGAATTTTCTCAGGTTATAAAACTCATAAACTGTTGAGATATCTACTTTGTTATTACATTCTGAATAAGCCTCAATATTAAGTTTGGGAGAAATGGAAAAATAAATATTATCCATTTCATCAATATCATCTTCAAGAGAATAATCCAATATGTCTTTTTCAAATTTATTTAAATTATCAAATAATGTATTCATATATATTTGTTCTGGGTCATATATACCTGTTGTCTCAATGGTTACAATGAAATCTCTAGCAAAGAAAGAAGCCATTTTTACCAACTGATCATAATTTTCTCGATAGAAAGGTTCTCCACCAGTGATAACCACATGCTTACATTTATTTTTTAATACAGCATTATATAAACTTTCCAATGACCATTCTTCATTTCGTTTCTTCCAGGTAAATTTTGAATCACAAAAGAAACAACGTAAAGGACAAATCCCCATTCTGATAAAATATGACGGTGTACCACAGAATGATCCTTCACCTTGAATTGAAAAAAAATGTTCAACAACATTCAAAGTTTGATTCAAAGTATTCATAGTTAAATCCTTTCTGGGAGGTATTTAATAATGCTTAAAGAAGAATTCAGGAGAAAGCCCAAACTTATTAATACCGTGAGAACCTCTAAGTATATTAAGAAAGTCTATACCTTTAACAAAAAAATAAATAAGAATTCAGAAATAGCTCAGATAACAACATTTCATAATAACCAGTTTAAATTATTAACCTTGAGGGATGAACCAAATATCAAATTTAAATATTTGATACATCTTGATAAATGGTATCAAGAAGAATTGGGTAAATACTTTAATAATGATTATGAAATCTTGGATTTCTTCTTTTAAAATTTATTTTCTTTGTAAACATTCTGTTATTTCTTTATAACGCTCTATCCAACAGTACTCAATCATTTTTTCAACATCAACAATATAATAATCTGGTAATCGTTCCAAATCCTCTGGTATAACAATACTTGTATTTTTTTTGCTCAATAAATGTTTTCTTTTCTGTATATGTTCAGGTGCTCTATTTTCATCAATGCCCTTTATAAAAAACAATTTACCTTTTGTTCCATGGAAAAAGCATTCATATTCTAATTTATTCCAGAGCAACATTGCTTCAATATGGAATGGAACTTTATTATTCTTATATTCAGATATTGGTTTAGTGAAATTAACCATTCTTGCAATTGACGCATCGCCTTCAGCACACAAATCATATATTTCTCTTTTCTTTTCTTCAATAAAATCTTTTATCTCATGAAAATTAATTGTTTTCGGTTTTAAGATCAGATCCAATAGTTGTTTTATGTATTCTTTAGTCTTATCAGGATATTCCGATCTCTTCAAACAGATTCCTTTAATGTCATACTCATCAACTGGTCTACCATCTTTATTTATTATATGTAAACAATACCGTTTCTTAACATTGGGGAACAATGCTCGATCAGCAACTACCTCTTGCTTCAGATTTAGTAAAGAATTATCTGGTTTAATATTATGTAATTCAACAAACTTAACCAATAATTCATTATTCAGGTAGTTCTCTAATTCTTTACAACAGGATAAAACTTTCTCCACTATATCTGGATCATCTTTCGCTATAAGATTCTTACTATACAAATAATCATAAATATTCACAAATATAGAATCAGTATCACCATAACATATAAATGGAATCTGATCCTCACTTTTAATTATAAAATCTGAATCAATATCTTTATTACCTGTTTTTAAATAATGACCCAGATGATATTGAACAAACTTGCTAACCTCTTGACCTGTTTTGGTAATTGCCTCAGCCATTCTCTCATTGAAGAATCTGAAATGCTTATTAGCCAGAACTCCATAAATTGAATTATTTGTAATTTTGTAAACTAATTGTCTATTTGAACAGACATGGTATTCATTGCTCTTCTTATCCAATTTTCTCATTTTCTGCCGATATTCTTTTCTTGAATCCAACAGATATTTAACTACTTGAGAAATAAATGATTCTTTATAATCATGCCCTAAAAAGATTGTTCCATTTATATTAATAATTCCTTTATACTTCTTCAAGAATTTATCGAACTTCTCTAATGTAATAGTTTTACTTATTACATTCTTTTTATACGGATATAAAATTATGGTGAACTTTTCAGGCATTTCATCTTTTTTATAGATATATTTATATGCCAACTTGTCATCAATACTAGCGATCATGGTTATGGATGGATCCATGTTATAAGTAACAATGGTTGATGGATATAGAGATGAAAAGTCAAAATCAACAATATAACTATGCAAACCAGAAATGGGTTCTCTCACATAAGCACCCTTTATAGGTTCACTTCCTCCATCTCTTTCATGTATAGCATCTTTACAAACATATCCATTCTTTTTGGCGTACGATACAATTAGAGGATCAATCAATCCCATGGTACTCTTGCTAGCATTCCAAGTTGAAGAACAAATTCTTATCATTTCGTATAGCAATTCAATAAATTTCAATTTCTCCTCTAATTCAAATAATAATTCTGTATCAACTTTTGAATATTCAATGAATTTATTGATGTCTTTGATATATATGTTATCCAGTGTTCCTTCATATGCAACCTTATCTTTGCTCAATTCTTTTCTTGCAATTGATCCTAATTTATAACTTGATTCTTGATTATACGTAAACATTTTATATACTTCTAACAAATCCAAGAAATGCAATCCGTAAATAAAATGATTTCCATACCTTTCAAAATCAAATGAGGTTTCTCCAATAGGAGATAACATATTGATATCAATTCCATTTTTTTGCATTCTGTTATAAATATAAGGCAAATCAAACCCCAATCCATTCCAAGCTGTTATGATATGAGGATCATATTTTTTAATCTCTTCACAATATGCTAACAACAATTCTCTTTCTGTATCAAACAATTTAATATTCACATCATCCCGTTCTTGGATAGCTGATTGATCCATTTGAGGAAATCTGACAATATAAACATTGGTCTGACCATCTCCATTTTTAAATGAAATTGCATTTATTGGTTTGTTTGCAATTTCTGGTCTTGGAAATTCCAGATTTCCATCACTGAATACCTCAATATCCATAAATTGAATTTTTAATTTGCAAGGTATTTCTTCTACCTCGCGTTTTATTCTGTAATCAATTACATGTTTAAATTCCAATTTAACATCTCGCTCAAAGAATGTATATTTTTCTTTATCGGCAGGTTTTATATCATAAAAATTAAGATGTAAATTTACATTTGATGCAGGAAGTATTGTTTCATAATCCAAAGCATTACCTTCCTTAGTATAATAATACTGTATATCATCTTTAATTTTATAATATACTTTATTTCCATTGTTATCAAGAAAAATATATAATATGGTATGCTTATTTCTTAAATATTGCACATCAAATAAACAATATTCTTCTTTATAATATTCAGATGGTAAGGTAAAATAATATAAATAATTCTCATTTATACCCCGGGCCGATTCTATATTTACATCCTCTGATTTACTTACATTTACAAATACGTGTTTATTTAAATTTTCTTTTATTAACTTTAAATCTGATTCAAACAAATTATATGATTCTGATCCTATACCACCGTTTCTTAAAATATAACTTGGGTGTATAGTAAGCATTACATTAATATTATTATAAGTATAAAATTTACCTCTTAATTTTAAGATTCCACTTTCAGCAATATTAAATACTTTCATCGGCATAGAACCCATAATCAAAATAAGTTCCAAATTAGGCAAATTTTTGATAAGTGTCTGCCAATTAATTTTACAACATTCCAATGCCTCAAGTGGGGGATTTGAATTTTTATTGTTCTTATCCAAATTAGCACACAGACAAACATTGGTAATTATATGTGGAATTTGATTTAATTTTAATCCATTAAATACTTCTCTAAAAATTTTACCCGCTGGTCCGCAGAGCGGTTTATTATTCTTCACCTCTTCTTTGGAAGGTGCTTCCGCTAAAACCAATAATCTTATTTTGTCTAATTCATTATGACTGGATTCACCAATTACTATTGGTTTCTCATACAAAGGACATAATGAGCAATTAGCATAACTCTTTTTCATGATCTCAAAACCACCCTTCTTTATAACATCTCTCTCAAAAAAATAAAAGGTAAAACCAAAGAGATCAAACCATATGAAAATTATATAATATTGTTATTTACACCAATTTATTCCACACCAAATTTTCCATTTTTCGTACGAATTTTTCTTCTGCTGCATCCAATTGCGATTGAGTACAATATCGCTTGGAAGCCAATGAACTGAATTCAGATAGCAACAAATGAAAAACTTCATGGAATGCACATTTATCAATATAAGTCTCAAGTTTTTCTTCAATCGAATCATTAAAATTCTTAGCTAGATAAAATTTACAGGTATAGGATTCAAGATCATACCATACTCGTGCATGCATTTCGTCGTTATCCTCAAATTCAAATGAACATAACCATTCCCTCAAACCAAAATAATCAATCCAGTATTGAACCCTTATTTTAAAATATACAAAGTGATATTTGTTCAATGGGATTTTCTTTGAATTCATAATTCTTTCCTTTTTATTTTTTTTTGAATCTCATTCATTCTTTTTTTCATGATTATCAATAACCATATTTATCACATCTTTAAGATATGTGTATAAAATATCTTTATTTGCAGGATTAACAGTTTGGAGACACAACACCTTAAGATAACTATATGTCTCCTCAAGAATGGAAATTTTTTCTTCTAATTCTCTAATTTTCTCCCAACCAGATTCCATTGTTATCATCTCCTAAATAATGAGTGGAGGAGTTTTTTCAGCAGAGATCATTTTAATAGAGATATTCTTAATCAATTCTCTGATTTCTCTTTCAAACTTCTCAATTTTTTCTTGAATGATATTAATATTATCATCCTTATTATTATCTATCAACCTGATCTGAAGCTCGTATAAATTCCTCAATACACTTTCCAAGGAATTACAATAATAAAAATTCTTCCATACAAATTCTTTTTTGTTCTTTTTGTATTTCTTGCGTTGCAAGACCCAGCAATATTTATCTGTAATGATTCTATAATCATCATTGATATGGAGCTTCATAATAATTCAATTATCCTTTCTATTTTTTTAAACAAGATTTTTAATCTCCGTTATTTCTTTTTCAATGTCATCAATCTTCTGGATTAAATATTCATCTAATTCCACCAACATTTTAATCAACTCTAGGTCTTCTTTATAACGTATGAAATAATTCATACAGACATTTTTAACGAGACGTAACATTCTCAATTGTTCATCCAACTCAGATAATTTTGATCCAACTCCTTTTCTTATCGTAGAGACATTCTCGGACTGCATCTGTTTATATATCCTTTCTTAATCAATTCTCATCATCAAGTTTGGAATCTCTCAAATCATACACCAATGACCACATGTTCGCGTCAACTAAAGCAAATTCTCATGATTTCCTGGCAAGATCGGTTGTATGCCATGGGTATTCCAAACATCAAACAGTTAAATCAAACTCCAATTTTCTGCAAAATTCATCATATACATCCGAGATATTCTCGTCACATTCTTCGTCCTTCAATTCTATCAAAGACGTTCGGGTACCTGTGCCAATCAATGCACTTTTTATAATGTTTCGGTAAAACGGATCAACTTTCTCCTTTATCCACATGGAATATCATACTTGTAGTTCTAAGTACCAATTCATCCCAAAACTTTTCGTATTTGTCTTGCATGATTTATCCTTTCTTAAAAATTAAAAAATGCACCCGGTTGGAGTCGAACCAACAACCTCACGCTTATAAGGCGAGCGCTCTAACCACTTGAGCCACGGGTGCAATCCATTTATTTCAAAAAGAATATGTACTGCTTATCGCAATATCGTTGGATACCCTATATTTATATTTACAATCAGAGAATTATCTTTTCTACAATCAAAGTCTTTAAAATTAAGTGCTCCCATTAATTTAAATAATACCAGGATATTCTCTTACTAAGTATTCTTTTATTTTATTGAGACCATGATGGATATGATATGAGACTGCTTGTTTGGTAATATTAAACTTCTTACTAATCTGAAAAAGATTTATCTGTTTACAATTTACTCCATAATATAATTTGATAATTTCTTTTTCTTGGCCAGACAAAATATCTAACACTTTTAAAATAATATCATATATTTCTTCAGAAATTAATTCATCATGTATTTTATCTTTTCTATCCATATCACTTATCCTTACCATGTCATCAAAATTAAATGTCTCACCATTCTCATATTGCTCATTGATATCATTGAGATTAATTAAGAAACTTGGATTGTTAATATATGGTGTCTTCTTCACTTTCGGCATGTAAACTGCTGCACTCGATTTAAATCCATCCAAGAAATTTCTCTTAACATAATAGAAAAGATAAGTTGAGAATTTTGCAATATTGGGATTATATTTGCTTCTAGCTTCATAAAAAGCCAAAATCCCATCATTCAAAGCATCATTTTTTGTATACAAGTGGTTATAATCAATCTTATAAATTTCTCTCAGTTTTCTGATTTGCCATTTTATCAAATTGATATAATTCTCAAGCTCAAGACTTTGCGTCCCATTCTCCTCATTCAAGATGAATTCCTTTTCTTTTACTTTTACCATTGAAGTATCTCCTTGATGTTTTCAGAGATGTAAACCGAAAATGGATCCAACCCCAACACGCAGTTTATCTCAAAAACCGTTTTAAAATTTATTAAAACCTTCTAATTTATTCAAAGAAGGTATAAAATAAATAATTCCAATGAGCAACCACAATAAACATATAATAATCACAATTAATACTCTTCGCTCATAATTGAGGGTCCTTTTTTTGGGAGAGGGGGATCAACATTTGATCTCTTGGATATCTCTATATGAGAGCCCTCTCCTCTATTAACATTAAAAGATTTATACAACAAAATTAAAGTACTCTATCATTCGTGTTTCTTCTCTAATATTATTCATAGTCATATCTTTTGGTAAAAATGTGACCAAACCATCTAAATTTTTATGATAGATCACATAAAAATCCTCCGAGTCATATGTAACTTTATGTACTGATCTTACCATATTTTCATATATGTCTTTAGTCAATATCAAACCATATCTTTCTTTAGCTCTGTCTTTACAATGAAAGAAAGCTTCCTTTTTTCTGTTACGTTTCTGAATACTCATAACATAATATCATCCTCCTTAATATTATTTATGATCTTTCTTTTCCAGAGTCTCTTATTTTTTTCAGATTTATATTTTAGTTCATCTTCTAGCTGTTCATACATTTCAATCATTGCGTCATTGTGAATTGCTAACTCATGGTTTGAATACTTTATCATTCCGTTATTCTCATAAATTTTCAATTCCATTTGTTAAAATACTCCTTTCTTGTCAAAATACAAATTGGTAAATCTCTTGGAAATTCTTGAGATTTTCTCTAAATTGACATCAGAATATTTTTTCTGATGTCTCAGTTTCAGGATTTCAGCAATATAATTCTCATACATCTTTTTATTCATCACTGCTGTTTTCCAGATGTAAACAAATCTTTCTTCGTTATCTGGAACAATACGTGAAATTCTTTTACACATTTCCTTAATAAAAATATAAATTATAGTTAACATTCCAAACAATTTTAATACGCTATTCACACACACTGGTGAATTAAGACATATCTTAAGCTTCGTCCCAATCAAACTTAATTTCTTTTTGTTTGTCATTTACGTGATTCCTTTCTTAAAAAAATAAAATTAAAATATAAACTACTATTGTTCAATATTTAATATATATAATTAAATGAAAAATGAGGGAGGCTCAATAGAGAACCTCCCTCAAAAATTATCGGGGTTTAATTTATTGATGATTCACTCAGAAGATAATTTCCCCATCTTCATCGGCTTCATATTCCTTTTCTTCATCCTCGAGTTCATCTTCTTCATCTTCAAAATTATATTCATTAATCATATCCAAATCATCATCTGCATCATCAAAATCTTCATCCGTCATCTCACCAAAGATATCTTCCTCTTCATCGAATCTCCGAATTTCATCCATTTTTATAACTCCCTTCTAAAATTGATTTACCCATTGCTTCCAAGTTAGAATTTTAACAACCGAAGAAATTAAATTTTCATTTTTCAACTGCTGTTCCATTTTCTTCATTTCTTTTTTAGAGATTTTCTTTTTCTCCGTTTTCTTTAATCCGAATGACTCTAACAATTGTTCCTCATATTCTGTATTTTTTATTTTCTCAAGAAAATATTTAATTTCCTCCTTCTTTAAAAATGGTATTCTCAATTGAACTTTATTTAAGATATTATCTTTCTTTTCATACTTTATAAAACTAAGTTGATGCCTCTTAATATTTTTCCTCATGCAAATCTTTTTCAAGAATACAAATACATCTTTCTGATCCAATTTTAAACTTTCGAATGTATTAAAATATTTATTAAGGTAAATAGTAATATCATCCATGTAACAAAACATTAGCAATGCACTTCTGATATTAACAACTTTCAAAATCTCTGGATCTAACTTGCTCTTTATATCATTATCCGTTAACCAAATTTGAAATTTAGTCCATGGACTCATAATAAAACTCTTAAACAGAATTTAAAAAATCAATATATCTTTTAATTGATTTCGTTCTTGCAGGATATTTCCTACAAAATGTCTTATCATTTAATAGCGAATCAAACTTTTCTCTAAATTTATACGGTTTGGACATATCAATATATAAATTCGCCCCAGTCAATGCGCACACCTTTCTGAAACAAGCATCACATCTTAAACATCCAGGATATTCAACATCAGTCAACTCTTCATATACATCATCATGTTCATTATACATATATACAGGTACTTTTTTAAAAGATAAATTTTCATTTTCAGTGAAGCAAGAAAATGTATTTATGATCAATTTCATTCTTTCATCAATACTTTTTACTTGCTCAGCATAATATTTACACCAGCTAACTTTTTCCTTGGAGGATAAAACGCTTGAAACAAGTACAATCTTTCCAGCACTTTTTGTAAGTAATCTGGACATACTCTTTCTAAATTGAGAATTGTTATCACTTACACGATCACACTTAACACCATTTAAATAAACCACATCCGCATTGTATACTGCTTGTGCTAGGGTACATAAAACAGCATTTCTGTTTGGAATATGTGCATCAGCATATTCAAGATCACCAAGAAACACTCTCCCATCAATTTTTACATATTTTTTATTATATAGTTTTTGTAAAAAGTTGACCTCTGTAAGTGAATACCGTCTGGAACCCAAATCAAAATAGACTCTCGTCAAAGGTTCGTTCAATGAATGCATTAATAAATAATTCGCGAGATATGAATCTAATCCCGGAGAAAACAACATAACTCTTTTCATTGTCTGACTCCTTTCTCTAATCAATCTCTTTATTGAAAAAGTCATTTTGTATTTTTTCATTAAATTGTTTGGTAATTTCATTTAATTCTTTGTCTTCTTCAATCAACATTTTTCGAAATATCTTGAGCATATTTCTGAGTTTCATGGTCGCTTTTCTTACTTTAAATAATCCATATCTATTGTTGCATGATTCACATAACTGAATAAAATCCCCAAATTCAATTTTCAATTTCTCTAAATATATTCTATTTTCTCTTTTCATTTTTCTTTTTGTGAGTTTAAAAGATTCAATAATTTATTTATAACCTCATTCTCAGAAATACTATTTAGACATCCAACAGGTTGATGATCACTATAATATGGACATATCTCTACCTCGCTTCGATGAAAGAAGCAAGGATATCTACCACATATATTATCATAATTTGAAGCATCAACCCAATCCGCATTTTTATAATATCTCATTCTCAAATCCCCCAGGAATGGTCCATATATTCCAACTGAGGGTATACCTATAGCTGGAGCAATATGTGTGAAGGAACTATCGATTCCAATAAATCCTTTACAGTTGGCTAGCATATGAATTCCGTTATATATGGTTTTTGAGAATTTGGATAAGTTGGTAAGTTTATTCTTAAGACCAAATTGCTGAATTAAAAATTCATCATACATCTTTTGATTATCTTGAGAATCAATTACAGCAACATGGAATCCCAATTCTGCTAATTTATTTATTATTTTTATCCATTTTCTCGTTGCCATCATTCTCAATGGAGAAGATGCTCTCATTTGAATAAGAATAGTATTATCAGGAACGAACCGCTTGAACTTATTAACTTCCTCTTGATCTAGAATCAATCTCGGTAAATAATCTCTAACATCGAAATCGACGTTAGCTACTCTTTTAAAGATATCATAACAATTAACTTTTTCACTTTCCTTGCAACGCTCAATTGCTCCCTCAAAGGTCAAATGATAATCAAACTTCGAAAAATAATCAAGCTTAAATGGAATAATTGAAATATCATCTATCAATCCATCAGGCCAAGCCTTAAATAAAAATCTGTTCTCAGGTGCAGTTGCAAATCCAATATAACAAGATGGATATGTCTTTTTAAGAAATTGCACAAGAGGTTGAGAAAAGATTAAATCACCCAATCCACCAACACGCCAGATCAGGATCTTCTTATTATTTAAATCATAACCAAGATATCTTCGAAAATATTCTTCAAATCTTTGTTTATAAGGCTTCAAATAAAAGAACTCTCCATTGGTAAAACCCCTTATATAGAAATCCAATGGCATAATATATAAGTCACCTGATTTAAGATTAATTACTTCCGATCCTACCCGTAATTCAGCATTACTGACAGATTCAGCTAAAACAACACCGGGAATACTTTTTTTCATTTCTTCAACAGTTTCATATTTCCTGGTTAGAAACTGCTTATTAAAACCAAACTTCCTAAAATCCTTTATAAGCATGGATTCTATCACTTTCTTTCTTGCACTTTTCTTATCCAAGATTTTTCTTATGGTAGGATTCTCTAAGAACATAATAATCTCTCTTTCAAAAAATCAACTTCATTTTGTTAATTTAATTCAATATTATGGAAATTAAATCACATAATCAGAATTAAATTATTAAATAAATTCACTATCTTTGGGTTTTGAACTATGGTTAAAAGAAGATTATATGTTTGTATTCCATGTCGAGATAGAATTATCTTAACCCAGAAATGTATCGAATCCATATGGGAAACCACAAAGCTATTCAATGAAATTTTTATTTATGTGTTTGATAATAAGTCTGATCTGGATGGAGAAAGATTTATAGTATTTCAAAATTTATTAAAAAATAATCAGATTCAATATTATTCATACGATACATCTCATACCATGTTTAATTGCTTCGGGAAGTCTGTGGTATTCCAACGTTGGATAGAAATGATGAAAATACAAAAAGAGGTACGTGATCATCAGCATATGGATAAAGAATTTCAGCATTATTATATGCTGGTGGATAATGATTTTATATTTGGTCTCAATTGGGATTCATATTTCATAACCACAGCAGATAATATCAAGATATACAATCCAGAGACACATTTTATTGTGAAGTATCCAAGTGGAATTCATGCCAAGACTATTGATACAACAAATTCTGTAACCTTAAATAATAATTTCAACAATCGATCATTTAAAATATATTTCTCATCAAAAGCAGGATCATCTGGTATGTGGTTTATGACATATGAGATGCTGGAACTTTTGAAATGGAATTATTATCATTTTAGTGAAACCTTTAACGTAAATAAAAGGCATGATACCGGAACCTGGAGCATCATCCAAAAAGAAAAAGGTAAAATCAATTATGTAACGGCTATAATTCCACCCAATGATGAACGTTTATTAATACATCTGGGCGGAGAGGTTGGATCATTATGCAACAAATTGCAATCCAATCAATACAATGAAGAATTCAAGAAATATTTAAAAGAGAAAGAAAAAGAATTAGCTAAAATGAATGTATATCAAATCTTTGAGAAATATAAAGAAAAATTTCATAGATGGTAAGGAGAAAAATATGATTGGTATATTTCCTATCAACTCAAAGTATTTCGATGTTCGTAATTTGTCTGTCTTAAAAAAGATTTATAAAAAAATTGATATCAAATTTATTTTTTCCGGTTCTGAAAATTATCAACATATCTTAGATGAGTTGATGAAAAATGATTCAGATGATATAAGAAAGAATTCCTTAATTATCAAATGTAATACATTTGCTTTAAAAGAATGCTTAATTCAATTTATCAATTATCATCAACATATAATTTCAGACAATGATAAAATCTTATTACTTGATGATGATACAATGATCAGCACAATTAAGAATGCCTCATGTATAGAACGTTTAAAAGAAGATGAGATACTTCTCATAGATGTTTATGAGGAGATTAACAAGGATCCTGATTTTAATTTGTTAACTTATAAGGATCATCAAAATATAGTTAACTCAATATATTCTTCATTCTTAAAAAAAGAAAAAAACAATGAATTAATTCTCTGTGATGTTGTTCCTGTATTTCATTTTAAAAATTTAAAAAAAATATATGAAGGTAAAGATAAACCAAATACAAAAGAAAGCTTAATCGAAAGTATGATAAATGATTTATCCTTGCGTATCATTCAAAGTAATAATTCAGGTATCAGATTAAACATTTATGATAATAATAACAGAGAACTAAAAGGTGGAATCATTCCAAAAAATAATGAAAAGAATGTTATAAAAACTTCAGGCATTGAGAACCAAAAAGATGTTTTATCATCAAATAAAATTATACTCAATTTCGTTTCCGATCATATACCATCAAAATATATGCAAAATCAAATGGAAAGCTCATGGAAAATGTTTTTCAATTTTCTAGCAAACAATAATAAATATCATGTCATTTTAAGGGGAGATTATATGAAAGAAAAATTTTACATGCGTAAAGGCGCGGTGGAGGAGAGGAAAGAAAAAGAGAAAATGGCGAGGGACATGGACAATTATAATAACAATATTATTAACAATGAAATTCACAATAATGCTGTTCTTAATATATTATTCTATAACGACGACCCGTTGCCGTATATTGAGGAGCGGAAAAATGTTCTTATCGTGGGCGGTAACGTACTACTTTTAAATAACATTATTCTAAAAAAGAATTTTACAAATCAAAATTTTAATACAGAAATGAAGATGTATCAATATACAGATTCAAATAATAAAATCTTTACTATAAGAACTATAAATTCAAAGAGTGATATAATTGATCTCTACCAAAACATCCAAGTTATCTCCACCTTAATTTAAAATAATAGTTTAATAAGATGTTTTTATTTTTTTTTTTTTTTTTGATTTATTTGATATTAAATAAATTACTACGGAGAACGAACATCCCTTTTAAGTAAATAGGATTATTTATTTTATCATATGTTCGTGGATCCGATATCTCTATTTATATTTTAATAATATCTTTCTTTTTGAATATTTCTATAAAGATATTTTTTCTTAAATAACTTTACATTCAAAAAAGCACCTATTAAAACATTTTTCTCTTTTGGTGTTATTCATTCAATCAAATAAATTTTTTTCTCTTTGGATGTTTTTCTTTTATCAAGATGCGTAATCTTTTAAAATACAATGTAGCCCTATATAAATGCGGAACAATAAACGTTTTTATAAATTAAAAAATCATAAATTGATTTTTTTTGATTATTAAGATAATAAATTATTTATACGGGGCCAATATTTTTATTTTGCTCAATAGGATTATTCATGCTTATCAAATGTTGGCCTCCGATATATTATTTATATATTTAATACATGGTGTTCTCTTTGAATATAGCTTAAAGAAAGATATCTGTCTTACTATTTTTCTTTTTGGATTATTCTGAAAATCATCTTTCAGCGAAGGTAAAAGATTTTTATCATTTCTAAAATTTAGTTATTTTCGATATGTTTTTTTTTAAAAATTTTATCGAATTTTGAATTATCACTTTTTGAATCATTTTTAAAATTCCATTTTTAATTTTTTTTAAAGGCTCCGTGCGCGGAGCAAACTGTCAGATTATATAAATTGAAGGTATCTTTACTTTGATACCTCTGATATTCAAAATTAAATGATATCAATAGTCATACATATGTTATCTTAAACTGAATTACATTCTTTATCTGTTTCTGTTTTTCAGTTGTGTCTTGTTATCTTACTGTTATTAAACCACCCTGTTAAAATTGATCTGTATCTCTTTTAACCCCCTTTTGGGTAGGGGTTAAAAGAGCTAGATGGTCTTAGTGTAATCCAAGACCTTACTTAGTCGATCAACCTGACTGTGAACATTGAACATATTGTTAACTTCACTGAATAAATTCTAACTTCAAAAACTTCTAACTGTTCCAGTTTTTCTGTAAAATTTGTTCTAGACACGACTCACTTTTTTCAAAGTCATCAATTGCAAGTTGTTTCAATTTGAATATTTGAAATTTTGGATGGAATGAATAATAAATAAAAAACATCATTTGATAAATCAAAATTTAAATTCACCTTACAGAAAGGAAGGTCATTAAGAAAATGATGACGAATGGAAATCAGAATACCGATGAAGCTAGATGGACTAATTTTAAGCTGAATATTTTTGGAATTCAGGATAATCTTACTAAGAACTATATAATGTTGCAATTGGATAATTCTATGTCTGAAAGTGATAAATGGGGCGTGAATAATAATAGTTCTAAAATGATTTTAACTTTGAGACGCCCAGGAACATTTACCGGAAAGATATCTTTTGATTTTGGATTTATCGAGATCTCGCAATTTATAAACAAGTATAATTCGGCGATATCCAATGGTATTAATAAGATTTATGATCAAGGGTTTATCTTTCAAATTGTGAAAGCTTTACCTAAAAAGAAGATTGAGATTAATTTTAAATTCACCAAAACAACAGATGGCGCTAGATGCAGAGTGGAAATAATTGATCCTACCAATAGTTCCGCAATTAAGTTGTTTGCTTATTTGACTCCAGCTCAAATTGATAATATGTATAACTTATTTGTGGAAATGAAAAAGAATTATCTGTCTATTTCTTCCAACTATATTAATATATGTAATGAGAACAGAATTGAGAATAATTTTAAGAAACTTGCTCAAGATTTCACCTCGAAATTCGAAGAAATTTCCGTGAAATCCACATCAATAATTACTGATAGTATTGGTCAAATTACTTCTAACTTACAGAAAAGCTTAACTGAATTGATATTGAATCAGATTGAAGATTTAAAGATGATGATTAGCTCAAAATCTTTTTCCGATGGTACTTTTTTTAGACCAGAGAATTCATATCTGAATTCAGATGATACAAACGCTGTTATTGATGATCAAATTGAATTTGAATGTTCTGAAGAAGTATCTGAAGATGAATTCAATTCAGATATGATTGAAGAACAAATAAGTGATAATATTGTTGAAACAAAACCGATAGAAACTACCGAAGAGGTATCTCAAACTAATGAAAACAATGATATTTCAGATGAAGAAATTGATATTTCCGTTGAACAAAATAATAATGTTGATAATAATTCTATTCAGGAAACGTTTGAAAATACAGTTGAAGAAAAAATTCCGATAATTGAGATAAAGGGTATAAATGAGATTATTGAAAAGAATAAGAAAATTAAGTCACCAATAAAACCATTTGATCCAGAAGAAGTTTTTTATCGAGATATTCCTGATTTGGATAAGCATATTGATAAGAATAAGAGAATCACAGGTAATTTATTTATTGATAATTATTTGGAGAATGACCTGAGCAGAATTTCTGAACTCAGAACTGCTTATGATTTCATGGAACCAAATACTCAAGACGATTTGTTTAAACCATTTACAGAAGTTATGAAAACCTCTAAGGTTCCATATGAGCAAATTGAATATGTTGAGAATGATCCGAACTTTAATTTTTCTCAATACATAAGTATGGTGATTTATAAGAGATTTGTTTATCAATATTTTGAACAGAATGGTAAAGATAAATATCATCCCAGGTACAGCCATTATCCGAAATTGGATATTGTGGTTACCAAAGAAAAATATCCTGAATTGTATAATATGATAGTCGGTATGCTATATACTACATCCGCATATCTGCATTCCTGGGAATATATTAAAGCAATCATTAAGAACAAAAAGCAATTTAAGAAAGAACGTGAATTGAATGAGTATATTAATGGCAATCCATTCCTTTGTCATTTTTATCTGAATATTCAATACTTGAAAACATTTTATGTACCTTTCATTCAGATGTTAATTAAACCATATCATATAAAAGATAATCCAGAGAAATATGAGATCTTGCAGTCTGATGTATTGAAACTACATAAGAATTGTTTGGAATCAGGTGCGTTAAAAGAATTGGTTGTTCAGTATAAAAAGCTAACCAATGGTAAGATCAACTTTGAATATGATATTGAATCCTTTACCAAAACTGTCGATATGGTCTTCCAGGTATATTGCACCATTTATGACAAAGTTTATGATTTAGTACCAGATAATATAAACATCGTATTTGAATATTTCGATATTCCAAAAGATAAGTATGTTAAATATAATACCACCAATGAAATCAGATATTCAATTATGGATATTCAAGAAGTCGCCGATGAAATTGAAGATAAAAATCTTCCGGAAGATATAAAATTGCAACGGAAAGGAGAGAAAAACGGTAAAACCAATCAAGAAAATGTTATTGAATTGAAGATGCCTAAACCTACAAATTTTAAACCTGATAGAAGTAAAGGAGATTTAATTTATGGAAAAAGTAAGGTAGAGGCCCTGAAATTGTTTTTCGAGATAGCTGAAGAATTATTGACAGACTTTGATGATATCAAAGTATTCAGGCGAATGAAGGAAGAAGTTAAAAACTATAATCAGATTGTATCTTTCTTGGAAGAGCATTTTGGATTACATGAACTTATGTGGCGTCTGAAAAGAGCAATGGATAATATTATGATGGATTATAAAAAAAGAAAATTGAATAAGAAAGATGTTATGCTCACATTGGAAGAAGAAGCAAAAACCTCTTTTAACCATATACGATTAGCCACAATAACCCATGATGAAGGATTTCGAAGATTTGATCAAGAACAAAGAGATAAGCTTGGTGAATATCTGGATCGCTTTGTTCTTAAAGAAAAGTTTTTCACAGCTGATGATGATTAAATCATAATAATAAATATTAATATTCAAAAAAAAGAAAGGACAAAGAAAAATGATTATCATTCCTAAAAAAGCTATTCGTTTTCCGATTCAACCGAGTTTGAACAGGGCTTCGACTTATACAGTTTTCTGTAACTATACTTCTATTAATTTTACAATTTTATATCACAAACGAACCAGTGCGTTGGGTTTGCATATTAATGAGGCTCCAATGTATTTGAATAACAATGGTGTCTATATGATCGTATTTCGTGATTTGAGAAAAAGTGAATTTGCTTCTAACTGTTTGAATTTGGACTATACAGAAAATGAGAATTGCGATTATAGAGGTAAATTTATTTCGATTGAGAATAAATTTAAACAAGATATCTATCAATATTTTGGTGAAAAATTGGATTTTCAGATTACTGATAACTATGAAACCAATAATAGTACAGAATCAAATTATCTTTTGGCATTGGGATTTAAAATTGAAAGCTATAAAAATGATTTCTCATACTTTATGTTTCAACGAAAGTGCTATAGTCCGAAATACAATAAATCAGTAAGCAGAAATCTTTGTATTCAGTTCTATACCAGACGTGGTGAAAGAGTACTTCGAGATATTATTCATCAAAATTCATGAAAAATTAAAGAGAAAAAAAAATGAGAGAGTATGCAACTTATCATAATGTGTTCATACATAATGTTATGGGTTCTTTTTTTAGATCCATTGCAGATTTCTTCCGAACTGAATGGTTCTTGAGAACCAATGATATAATTATTAGTACATATGAAAAAGCTTTAGAGCATTATCGCCAGAGAAAGAAAGAAGCTGGTGAGAATTGGAATCCAAGATATCCTTTTATTGTATTTGATCCTGGGTATGATTTTGAACCAGAGCAATACGAAGGAAAATTTCTGCATGGATATCCTCATTTCAGGCAAGATATTGGAACATATATGTATGAACCAAAGATTTATGAAGATGATAATGTTGTTATCTCTCCCGTTTTAAATCGTTATCAAGGAACTTTTGAGGTTACAATTTGGTGTTCCAGCATATATGAATTGCTAGATACCAGATTATTGGCTTTCCAGTTCTTTGGTGGTATTGGAAGAGTTATCATTCCAAAATCAGTCAATGGATATTTCATTTTACCAAACGAACTAAAGGCATATACATATGAAAATCCATATACAGGTGAATCATATCAATTAGATTGGAATAATTCAAAATGTGAAAACAGATTGATAAAAACAATAAGTAAGGATTCATCAGATTTGTATTTTACTTTTCCATTTTCAATTGAACCATTTATAAAATTGAGTGGAATAAGTGATGGATCAGACAAGTATGGGGGGCCAGGAGACGATATTGGTGAGCACAGATTATCAATCTCCATAGAATGGGAAGCTGCTTTGCCCACGCACTTGATAATTTGTGCTGAGAAATTTCCTATCAGATGTCATAAAATTGATATTGATATTGGAAGTGGATTTCAATATGTTATGGAATCTGAGTTTGAAGGAACAAATATCCTGGCCCCCCACGAAATCATGGTTTCTTATATGGATAATGATGATAGTAATTATATCAGAAAGGATTTGGTTTATAAAGATAATTTTATTTATATATTTACTCAAGAAGATTATGAATTGGTTAATAATGATGCAATTCTTCCAACTGAGAAGTCAATTTTCATTCCTATTCCTGAGACGATTGAGAACTGTGAGTTATTGAAAGTATATTGTAAGTTTGGGCAATTGCGTAGAGATTATCATTGGCGATTAACTCCTTTAAATCAAATTGAATTGCTGGGATTTAATCTGAGAGGATTGGAAAAAGATGATTTAATCACCATTATGATTTATGAGGAAGATCCTGGAACGTTAGTGAAATGATTGTTGTGCAATTGAGTGGAGGATTGGGAAATCAGTTGTTCCAATATGGTTTGGGGAGAAAATTATCCATAAAGAATAAAACGGATCTGTATTTATATACACAGAATTTAAAAAATTTTCATACGAAACGTGATTTGTGCTTAGATAATTTAAATACACAGTTCAAAGAGATAAAAACACTTAATAATCTCAAAATAATCAAAGAGAAATTTTTTCATTATGATCCTCTAGTACATTTAATTAAGAATAATTCCTTTTTAAAAGGATATTGGCAATCTGAAAAATATTTCAAAGATATAAGAAATTTTCTGTTAAAAGAAATTACACCAAAAAATAAATTACATGATTCATATTATGAATTAGAGAAAGAAATAATAAATTCAGATTCAGTGTCAATCCATATAAGAAGGGGGGATTATTTGTGTAGTAAGAATATACAGTTTCATGGAGTTTGTTCTCTGGATTATTATGATAAATCCATCAAGCATTTGTTAGAGAAAGGAAAAACAAAAAGTTATACATTCTTTGTTTTTTCAGATGATATAAAATGGGCAAAAGAAAATTTGAGATATGATTCTTTAAATATGAAATATATCTCAAAAGAAAATGATTCAAGTTTATTTTTGGAAGAATTTTTCCTGATGAGCAAATGTAAGCATAATATTATTGCAAATAGTACTTTTTCATGGTGGGCGGCTTGGATTAATCAAAATCCAAATAAGATTGTTATTGCTCCCGTACAATGGTTTTCTCAATCCAATAAGAATGTAACTAAGGATTTAATTCCATCAAATTGGATAAGAATATAAAATCATGGATGAAATATCTCTTCTAGATATCATTGTTCCCGTTCTCAATGGGGGAAAATATATATCCGAAGCGTTGGATTCTCTTCTAAAACAAACTCTTGAGAATTTTCACATTATAATTGTTGATGATGGAAGTACAGATAATACATATGATATTATAAGAGATTATGAACAGAAAAATCCAGAAAAAATAAAAATAATAAAACATGATTGCAATAAAGGATTATCAACAGCTAGGAATAATGGAGTGAAGTTTAGTAATAGTCAATATATAGCATTTCATGATTGTGATGATATTTCATGTGAAAATAAGTATGAAAAAATAATTAAGCATATAGAGAATAATGATTTAGATGGTTGTGGTTGTTTGGGATCCTATTTTAGGGAATCGCCAGATAATGTTTGTGGAAATCCTAGAATATCATATGAATATAATGATATCTTTCATAATTTTCATTTGAAGAATCATTTTATAGTTAGCTCAATGGTTTTGAAAAGGGAGGTATTTTCCTCATTATCTGGCTTTAACTGTGAATTAAAGGGGTGTCAAGATTATGATCTGTGGGCAAGATGTTTGATGGCGGGGTATAAACTTGAAAACGTCCCAGAAGTTTTGCATTATATTCGATTGCATGATGATAGTATGTGCAAAACCTTAAATGTGGTTATGGCAGAGGAAGAAAAAAGAATAAGAAATCAATACAGATTTTTTTTGAGACAGTGGAAATTAACCAAACGGTTTGATACATTTGACTTAAATACATATATTTATATACGAAGAGATAAAAATATTATGCGTACGAATAAAAAACTTAATATCGGATTAATATTAATTGCCACTAACAAATATATAGATTTTTTCAAACCTTTGTATGATTCAGCAAAAAATTTTTTTCTTACAAATCATAATGTAAGATTTTATTTATTTACAAATCACAAACATAATTTCTTTTATGAGGACGTGAGTCCGATATTTATCGAACATCAACCCTGGCCATTTATGACTTTATTGAGATACAATTTTATTTGGAAGAATAAAAATATTTTTAGCAATATGGATTATTTATTTTATTCTGATGTAGATATGAAATTTGTTCATGATATACAGGATCATGAGATATTATCAGATTTGGTTGCTGTTATACATCCTGGATTTTATAATAAAAGTCCAAAAAAATTTCCTTTAGAAAAAAATTTCAATTCTACAGCATTTATAATGGATAAAAGAACAGTTAAGATGTATTATGCTGGAGGATTTCAGGGTGGGAAACGTGACACATATTTACGTGCGTGTAAAATTTTATCAGAAAATATAAACAAAGATTTGAAGAAAAATATAATTGCGGTTTGGCATGATGAAACACATTGGAATAAATATCTTATCGAGAATTGCCCCACTAAGATATTATCCCCATCATATTGTTATCCTGAAACTGGATATACTTATCTTTCTGGTTTGACTAAAAAAATAATTGCTGTGAATAAAAATCACCAAGAAATCAGAAAGTGAGATTGTTAATATGGAAAATCTAAAAAAATATAAACAGATATATCTGATCAGCTATCCCAGATGTGGAAGACATTATTTGGCGCTATTGATGGAATTGTATACAGGTCATCCTTTGAGAACTGAATATGCGTATCTAAAAAAACAGAAAAATCATAAATATTTTGTTCAGATGGCTCATGGATTATGTCTTGATGGAAAAGAAAATATTGAATATCGTATAAATCAAATTCAAGGAAGTAATATTATCTATCTAGAGCGCATTGATTTTTTATCTGTTGTTTTCTCTTATATGTATTATCATCGTCATAAGTTAGATTCATACAATGCAGCTTCTTATTTCCTGCATGAGTATGATAAACATCTGAAAAAATGGCATACAGAATTTAAGGGTAATATGCTTACTGTAACTTATGAAAATTTATTAAAGGATGATAATGAATTTAAAAAGATTTGTGATTTTGTCTCAATTAGATTCAATACTGATAAGTTACATCATATTAAAAAATATCTAACTAAAGAAAAAGTAAGAGAGTTATGTAGTGATCTAGAACCAGTCAATGTGACAATGTTCTTGAATGATAAGATGTATGAGGAGAAACGTGAAATATTCAAAAAAACATTCTCCGAGAAATTAATTCAAGAATTGAATGATGATTCATATATAAAGCATCATTTTCTCCAATAAGGAATTGATACAAATGATCATCAAACGAACTGAGATGTTCCATATATGGGAAAAGTTCAATAGAGATAATAATTATAGGTTTGCGTATGATTTAAACGAGCACTCCATTGTTTTTGATCTCGGTGGATATAAAGGTGAATGGACAGAAAAAATTTTACAAATGTATTCATGTGAGATACATATTTTTGAATTGTGCGAACAATTTTATATAAATATAAAAAATAAATTTGCAGATAATTATAAAATCAAGATTAACAATTTTGGATTGTCTAACTGTACTAAAGAAACATTATTATATATTGATAATGATAAAACAACTATACATTATGATAACATAATTTTTAATAATGACAAACCTATAACAGTGGGTAAGGCAAAGTTAATTGATTTCTTTGATTACATAATGGAATATAAAATTTAGCATATTGATCTGATGAAAGTAAATATTGAAGGAGAAGAATATAATTTGATGGAATATATATTAGAAAATAATTATGTAAATAATATAAGAAATATTCAAATACAATTTCACGCCAATGTTGAAAATTACTTAGAAAGAATGATTACTATACAGAATAAATTAAGAAATACACATGTGCAAACTTATTGTTTTCCGACAATTTGGGAGAATTGGAGTCTAAAGTAAATTATGGAAAGTTATAATTTACATAATTTAACTATTGTTATACCATTCCGCCTTGACGTTCCTCAACGTGTTCGGAATTTAAAATACATTATTAAATATTTAAAAAATAATTTTAATGTAAGAATTATTATTGGTGAAATAGATCAACGACCCAAACTAAGAAAATATTTTGGATGTGATTACATATTTGTAAAAACCAGTAAAACTTACTTTCAGAAAACTAAGATACTGAATATACTAATTAAGTTAAGCAATACAAAATTTGTATGCTCTTATGATGTCGATGTTCTTATTGATCATAGAGATATAATTAAAGCATATGAATTGTTGGAATTTGGTAAAATTAATTTTGCTTTTCCTTACAATAGACAAATAAGAATGATAAGAGGAAAGTATACCAAAAAGATTTTCAGCATAATTGATAGAAAAGAAAATCCTGATTTTAGTAATTTGATATCTGATGATTATATCTTTCATACATACGGAGCATCAGGTGGATGCTTTATTTTTAATAAGCAAGAATTTATTAAATGCGGAATGGAGAATGAACATTTTGAGGGGTGGGGTTATGAAGATGATGAAAGATATAATCGTTTGATCAAATTGGATCATGTTATATATTGTATGGATTATCCTGCTTATCATTTATATCACAAAAGAGATGATACAATCCAAAAAATAAGCGCTGAACAAAGTCAAAAGAACAAGATATTATTATTTGATACTGTGATAAATAAAAACAAGGAAGAATTATTATCAGATATTCAAAAATGGGAATGGTGTGATAACTTACCAAACATTAAGACTTCTAAAAATATAGCGAGCATCAAGATAGCTTTTTTCTCTATTTATTCTGATTCTAATACTACATTACAAATCATAAATAAGTACTCTTCCGAAAATAATTTTCAATTTAAAAATTTAAAATTAGTTAAAGATACCGAAGATTATGATTTTATAGTAACTAATTATGGATTTATAAATTTAGAGGAAGATCTAGCTAAAAAGAAAGGAATTATAATCCAATCGGAACCACGTTGGTATAGAGAACTTGCTTTTCCGAAAGAATTTATTGACCCTATAGAGGGAGTTAATTGCTATAAATTATTTTCCATTGAAAAATATCATACTCTGGATTTTCATTGGTATGGATTTGATTCTAACTATACAACGATAAAGAATCGATATCTTGATTTATCAAATAAAGGTTATGATAAAATTACAGCTATCGTTTCAAATAAATTATGTGATATAGAGGGATTGAATTATCTGAAGAGAATTCAATTTTTATCTTATTTAAATAAACTTGATCATTGCGCGATTTATGGAAGAATGTTACCTGAATTTAAGGATAAAGAGAGCACTTCATTGTTAACTAACCTTTCAAATTATAAGGGTATGTGTGAGAGTAAGGAAGAAGCTTTATTAAATTCTGATTATAATTTTGATGCTGAAAATTGCTATGAAGAAAATTATTTTACAGAAAAGGCTTTTGGTGGTATCTTATGTGATTCTGTGACATTCTATGACGGATGCCCAAACCTTGAGAAGTTTATTGATCCCAGATGTTTTATAAGAATAAAACTAAACAATTTAGAGGAAAGTTTTGAGATAGTTACAAAAGCAATCAGAGATAAAGAAAATATGAAACGCCTTGGGTATATAAATACATTCAAACAGATTTTTGTTAAAAGATTCAATCCATTGCGAATCTTAAAGGAATTTATTGAGGATAGATATGCCCCTTAAAAAAGTAGTAATATGTTATGTTAATTCAGACTGGCATCTCACTAAGAGTGATGCATTTTTTAAAAGTGTTATAAATCCACTTAAGAAATTTTTTACCGTTTATGTAAAAAAATTTAACTTAGCTAGATTTTCAGAGGTAAGAGATACATATATTATATTTTTATTTATTCCGATTTACATGAGAAATTATGAAAAAGTAAGAGAACATATTTCATCGAATGAAAATAATAATACTTATTTCTTGGTTCCTATGTGGGATTGGGTAAATGCCTGGAAAATGAACACTTGGGAATTGATTCCTAAGAATATGAAAATAATTTCATTTTGCGAACGATTGTATTTATTATTAAAAAAATACAGATATAAAAATGTTCTATATGTACAATATTTTCATCAGCAGTATGACCCCGTCAATTTCTCGGGTGGTAGGATTTTATCATATTGGAATAGAACGAATTTATATTCGAAAGAATTTCTTTTGAGATTATGTGAAGTATTGAATATAGAAAAATTCTTATATCTAGAAAAATTGGATCCCCGGCATGAAAAAATGTTTGAATTACCGAATAAATATAATAAAACCAAGATCATAACTTATTGTGGTTGGAATTCAAGAAGAGAATATCATAATATATTGAGAGTTTCAAATATATTTTTGTGCCCAAGATTAAGAGAAGGAATTGGTTTATCTTTTATTGAGCAACTATCTCGTGGTTCGGTTTGCTTTGCTGTAAATGAATCAACCATGAATGAGTATATAAAGCATAAAGAAACCGGTTATTTGTTTAACACATTACATCCAGATGGTATTGATTGGAATGAAATACAATCCTTAAATATAGAGAAACTTTCACGAAATACTTTATCATTTGCTGTATCTGGATATAATATGTGGAATCTTTATGAATCAAGATTGGCTAATTTTATTGAGGAATAATATCCATGTATGAATTAACGAATTGCACATTCTTAATCCCGATAAGATTTGATTCTGAAGAAAGAATAGAGAACATAAATTTTGTTTTGCGTTTTTTAAGAAGTAATTTCAAAACCAATATATTTTTATATGAAGAAGCGGTGAGACCTTACTTTAGTTTTTTTTCGAATGATGTGGATAAATATAAATTTTTTTATTCCAGAAATGAATATTTTCACAGAACTAAAATAATTAATAAGATGATTATTGATGCCACCACTTTAATCGTGGTGAATTATGATTCAGATGTTTTTTTGGACGTTGATGCATACATTGATGCATATAATAAATTATTGAATACTAATATTGATCTTTTAATTCCTTACAAGGACTTCTGGAATGTTGATAAAATGCAAACAAAAAAAATAATAAATGAAGAATTAGGTATAGATAATATAAATTTGAATATCTGTAAAAAAAGAAGAAAGAATTCTGTTGGAGGATGTATTTTTTTTAGAAGAGATAGTTATATTAAGGGTGGAATGGAGAATGAAAATTTCAGAGCTTGGGGGGCTGAGGATGATGAGAGAATTGTACGTTTTCAAAAATTGGGATTTCAAGTTGAAAGGTTAATTGAAGAATATAATCTCTATCATCTTGATCATCCCAGAGGAATAAACAGTAAGATACATACATCTTATTATAAAAATAATGTAAAAGAATTGGAAAAAATCTCTAATATGAATAAAGAGGAATTGGAGAAGTATATCAATACATGGAAAGTTTGAGCAAAAAAAAGACCTCGGACTGGGAACCATTTTTGGTTGGGGGTTAAAATCCGAGGTCAAAAAGCAGGGTTGAGGGGTCTAAAAATTCAGCCCCTCTCCTCTAAGGAGGAGAGAATTGGGAGGAGTATTAAAGAAAGGAGAAAGAAAAAATATACTCCTCACTAATTCATAATTTAATATATATAATAACCTACCACTGGGCTTGCCCAGTGGCTTTTGAAAGAGAGTCACAAGGTTACCAGACCACTAACAGGAGGTAAGGTTGTTAGTAAACGATAGGAAAGAAATTAGGAACGAAAGTGTGTCGCACCAGCACTTTCCTCTTCGGATGCAGATTAAACATCGCTGTGTGGTAGGCGAAGTGTCTGTATCGTCAAACCTTTCCATATCTGGTCGAGGTGAGGTCGGATTTCAAAGCAACTCCGAAGCTTTGAATACGCACAATCCTAATACACAAGGAGGCTTAAAGCCGTTGTATGTGTATGTAATCAATAAGAACGGAAATCCTTTAATGCAAGTAATCAATCCGTCAGTAAATGTAAAGAAAAACTGTACGAGGTTAACTGCAAGAACAACAACTTTAATTGAAAGGAGGGGCACATTCCTCCACGGGGCAAGCCCCGTGGTTTCCTGTGCCTAATTTTTATGATGCGTAAAAAGTACATATATTTTGATAATAATTCAACAACCAGAGTGGATAAGGATGTGGCCAAGGAAGTATATAGATATATGCGGCAATGTTACGGAAATGCTTCCTGTGCTCATAACTTGGGTATGCTTTCAGATGTTGCTTTGCAAAAAGCTAGAGAAATAATTTCAGATTTCTTGCATGTTAAATCAAATGAAATATATTTCTCTAGTGGAGCAACAGAGTCTAATAACATATTGATAAAAGGTTTTCTTATTCCATTTTTGATTTCTGGCAAAGTCGTTCATGCAATTACGTCCGAGATTGAGCATCCCAGTGTTTTACAATGTTTTCAAGAATTGAAAAAATATTTTGAGAACTTATATATTAGTTATATTAAGGTAGATAAAAATGGAAGAGTGGATATTGATGAATTTAGAGAAGCGGTTATTCCTGAAACAGTTTTTGCTTCTATTATGGCTGCAAATAACGAAACGGGTAATTTACAACCGATAGAATCAATTTCAGAAATTTGCAAGAGAAACTCCATTGTTTTTCATACTGATGCTACACAGCTATTCGGAAAATATCCTGAAGAGTTTATTACGAATAATATAAAAAATATTGATATGATTTCTTTATCTGGTCATAAAATTAATGCACCAAAGGGTGTTGGTGCATTTTATTTAAAGGAAGCAATTGGTGAGTTATTTACCTTTATGTCTGGTGGTGGTCAAGAGAAAGGAGTTAGATCAGGTACAGAAAATATTCCGGGAATTGTTGGATTGGGCAAAGCTATAGCATTACTCAAGAAGCAACCCCCATCGTATTATGAATCTATATTATCTAAAAAAAATCTGTTAAATAAGGAAATCGTCTCAATTTGTCATAGTAATGATATTGATATTATTGTGAATACAAATCAACTAAGTTTAGTAAACACGTTGAACTTTTCAATACCTGAATCTTTGAATAAAGAATTAACTTCGGTTGAATATTTTAATAATAAAGGAATATTGTTGACTGGTGGTTCTGCGTGTGCAGCTAAGAAACCTGTGGAGTCCTATGTACTTAGAGCAATGGGAAGAACTTCTCAAGAATCTTCTTCAGCGATCAGAATTTCTCTTGGTAAATATAATACATCAAAAGAGATAAATTATTTCTTAGAGGTTTTCGAATCGTATATATTATCATTAAAACATTAAAGAAAAAGGGGTTCAATGATGGGTGCTTTAAATTATGTTGAATATACCGAAAAAACCATCGATTCATATGGATCAGATAAGAAAATTTTGGTTGTTGGCCCTGGATATAACATAAAACGTAACAATGTCGTGATTAATGAGAACAATGTTGATTTGGTTGAATGGATAGAAAAATATCGTAACTCCGAGAATTTTGCTTTATTTGATGTGGTTTTGTTGTTCAGGGTACTGGAACATTTGGAAGTCAGAAAGATCGATTGGTATATCTTTAATTTGTATACCATCATGAAGAAAAAAGCAATCATGCATTGCATTGTTCCAAATATGTGGCACGTGTGTGAAGAATTGCATAAAGAATTTAAAAAGTTAGCTAATAAAGAAGCAATTGATGATTTTAAAACAAGACGGTTGACATATGAATTATTTTCTGAAGGGAAAGATACATTTTGGAGACATTCTTTATGGACAGATGAATATTCAGTTCAATATTATTTGGAGCAAGAAAAATTATTTCATGTGCTGAGTGTTACTTTGTGTAAAGAAATAATTATCAATAGCTCGATTGTGCCTTATGAGCTAGAAATTATATGTGAGAGGTTATAAATATGCAAGTTATAACATATAATGATATTATCAATGTAATCAAAAATTTAATTCGTATCCAAATTTTTGATAAACTGAAGCAATTGAATATTGAAAAGATAGATGCCATTGTTATTCCAAAATCATCATTTAATTTCGCAAATGATTTATTTTATGAATTGGGTTCATGTATTAATAATATTGAATTAGCCCCTCGAATTCCAGATCATGGAACATACGATAGGTTATTCTCAAAAATGACATTTGAAGAAGATTCAATCTTAATTATTGATTCTATTCTAGATACAGGCTTTACATTAGGAATGGTCGTAGAGTCATTAAAGAAAAAAGTTAAGAATGTAATTACTTGTACATTATTAAAAAAAATTCGTGAGGACAAGATTTGTTATTATGATAATCCAGAACATATATATGGAATTTTAATTTCAGATTACTTTGTGGTAGGATATGGATTGGATTATAATCAGCAATTCAGAAACATTAAGCACATATTTGATTATGAAGATGTAAAACGATATATTAACGAGAATGGGTTGCATAGTTTTTATGAATATTCAAAAAGTTTGGAAGAATAAATCCAAAATGTAATTTTTGAGAAAGGAGATTGTATTATGGTTGACGAGGTTACCGAAAAATTCTTATGGGTTGAGAAATATCGTCCCAAAGTACTCGATGATGTAGTTCTTCCAAAAACTTATCGAGATATCTTTGAGAAGTACATACAGAATAAAAATATTCCTCATTTATTATTTTATGGTGGGCCAGGATCAGGTAAAACCACAGTTGCAAGAATACTAATTAATAATATTTGTGAATCCAAATTGGATTTATTGGCATTGAATGGAAGTTCAGCAAATAGTGTGGATATAATCAGGAATATGGTTGAGGATTTTGTTAGTACCTCTTCTAATTCAGGCAAAATAAAAATTGTGTATTATGATGAGGCAGACTATATAACCCATAATGCTCAAGCGGCATTGAGAAATATTATTGAGGCATTTCATGAGAATGCGAGATTTATTTTTACTTGTAACTATATATCAAAAATCAATGATGCAATTCAATCTCGTTGTCAGACATATGAATTTAAACAGTTGCCAAAAGAATATATAAAGGATCATGTTATAAAAATTTTAAATGAAGAGAATATAGAATACAATGAAGGCGCGGTTACCAATATTATATCTTCATTTTATCCAGATATAAGACGAATTGTTGGTCTTTTACAATCCAGAGTTAATGATGGTAAGTTATTTATTGATAACATAGAAAATAGTAATGAGCATAAAATTATTATTTTAATTTCAGACATTGGAAAATCATTCTCGAATAAAAAAACAATGAAAGAAAAGATAGATTCTATACAAGAGATTATCAGCAACTATGAAGTGGATTATAAAACCATTTATCAAAAAGCTTTTGAGAATCCAGAGATTCCCGTATGGGTAAAAATTGTTTTGAATGAGTATGCAAACAAACATGAATTTTGTATGTTGCCTTCAATGAATTTCATGAGTTGCTTATATCAAATTATGCAAAACGGAAATGAACTCAGTAAAGCATTGAGGTGATAATAATAATTATGATCAATTGGAATTATCTTAAGGATGAATTGGAATTAAAAACAGGGATTGCATATTATGATTCTAGAAGGACAGAGTTAATTTGTAAATGTCCGAAATGTGAGACAGAATCCAAAAAGAATAAAGGACATTTATATATACAAGTAAGTGAAGAGCACCCTGTATTCAATTGTTTTAAATGTGGTTTTAAGGGGAATATTTTAACTTTGATAAAATATCTTTCTCTGAATAAGGATGAAATCATTCAGGGAAAACTTTTATATACATACTCCAGAAATGTTTCTGATGAAAAATATATTCTTAGCCCATCAAATAAATTGTTCTTTGAGAAAATAGGTGATTGTATTGAGTATTATCAATTGAAGTCACAATATATAAAACAAAGAATTGGATACGATATCAATCTTGAATTGATTCCAAATCTTGTTTTGAATATAAAGAATTTTGTAAGAATAAATAATATTAACACTACAGAGATAAAACCAGAGTTTTTAGAATATTTGGATAGAAACTTTATTGGATTTGTGTGCAACCGGGAGTCATTGATGATTCTCAGAAATACAGATGAGAATTCTGATTTTAGATTTTACAATTTAAAATTAACTGATAAGAAATTGATTTTCAAAGATTTTTATGGAATAAAAACCAATCATTATGATGAAGAAAAAATTAACACAATCGTTCTATGCGAAGGAGTCTTTGATGTATTGGTTAGTTATTTTTCGGGTTACTTCAATGATCTGAAAGAATCATCCTTCTTTTGGGCTTGTGCTTTAAACAATAGTTATGAAAACACAGCGATTTCTGTTTTGGATTTTTGTAAATTAACCAAAGCTAACTTTGTTATCTTATCAGATAATGATATAAATGAAAAAAGATATGCATTCTTAAATAAGAAACCATTTGTAAATAAGTTGGATATTTATTGGAATAAATCAGGAAAGGATTTTGGGAAATTACCTATAGAGAAAGTTAAGACATCTTTTGATAGGAATTTTTTTGAAGGTAGGGGCAATGTTAAATGACCAGCATTCATTTTAATAAAATTTACAGATATTTTATTGAGATTAAGCATAAACCATATGAGGTTGATTCATCTCTCGCTGCATATGAATTATTTGATATAGCTGAAGAACAAAATAAGTTCATCCGCGTAGATAGGAATATTCGTCTTGCTTTATTTAAGACAGAATATGAGAAATCTCCTGCTGCATTAATTCTATTTGTAATTGAGTTTGAAAGAAAAATAAGTATTTCAATATTGAATGATATTGTCTTGGGTCTGATTGAATATCTAGAAAAATCTTTCGGTAAATTGGATGATGTTTCTTTTATGAAAGAGCAAGATAAAAGAAATAAAAAGAATGTTAGTTTTTTGAAAATTATAAAAAAGTTAAAAGAGGAGGATCTTAATTAACAATGCACTTCAATGAATATCAAGAAAAGGCAGCAGCGACAGCGATGTATCCACTTTTCATTGATCGGTATGAATCTCTCGATGAAATAGAGAATAATTTCTTGAATATGTCAGGTATTATATATACAGCATTGGGATTATCCAATGAGGCAGGAGAGGTTCTTGGTAAGATTAAGAAAATTATTCGAGATAAAAATTGCAAAATTACAGATATTGAAAGAAAAGGAATCTCAAAGGAATTAGGCGATGTACTTTGGTATATAAGTAATTTGGCTGATTCTCTTGGATTGAACTTGAATGATATTGCTCAAGAAAATCTTGAGAAATTATTTTCTAGAAAAGAACGTGGTATGATTAAAGGTGAAGGAGATGAACGGTAATAAGAAAAAACATACACAGAATTCGGTAGCTGGGCAATTCGATAAGTTTGAAAGAAAAATAAAGAAGTATTTTAAAAAGAAGACCGAAAAAAAGAAAGTGAAAAATATCCTTAAATATAATCTGAATGAGATAGATGAATTTTATGATAATGTTTGAATGCTGAATTAAAGTTTCTCGTGAGTTTGAATAAATTTAAAAGCTAGAAGTGAGTTCATATGAGTGAAAAAATTTACTTCTCTAAGATTAAGGTCAGAACAAAGGTATCCAACCCGATAATTGATTCTGAAGTTGATCGTAGAGAAATTATTTTTGGAGATTTTGAAAAGATTTTATATATCAAGGATATGGAAGATAATCTTTTAATGTTTCTGCCAGCGGATGATAATGATATTGCAATTAATAAAACATGGTCCTCATGGAGAATTATGCAAGAATTTCAAAAATTTAAAGAATTTGAGCTGGATGTCGTTGACGGCGGTACATATTAGCTCTATGGAAAAATGAGTTTCTTAAATGATATTCCACTGAACGATTTACGTTATTTGATTCTTGTATTATTTATCATAGGTGGTTCCGCTTCAATATACTATAGAGAATATATAAAAGCGATTCTTGATAAATATTTCAAGAAAGAAAAAAACAATGATATATTCTCTGATATATGTTCAAAGTGTGGTTTACGAAATCTGGTTGATGAAAAGTTAGAAGAGATAAGAAATATTATTACTGAAATAAACCCAGAATTAAAATTGAATATCAAAAAAGTTTCTTCCAGTCTGTATGGTTTACAAATAAAAAAAATAGGATTACTTAAGAAAGAGCTGGAAGATCTATCTAGATTTATAGAATCTCACGATAATAAATTTAAAGAACGAAATGATGTTGTAATTGAGAAATTAAAAGAGATTATGAATGAATATAAAAACGATACAGAGGAATTGAATGTTAGTATTGACGAAATTAAAAATATCATTAATGTAATAAAAGATGAGTTGATTGATATAAAGAAGTCTTTAAAAGAAGTCAATATAATGATTCACTCAATTGATACTTCTCAAATACTCGGAAAGGAGAATTTGGAAAGAATATTAAATAAGGTTGAGAAAACAAGTGATGCTATCATTGAGATAAGCACCAAACTGGAACTAATTACCAAGAAAGATGTCGCATTTTAAAATAAGAAAGGTAAATTAAAATGGCTGAATATTATATAAGTCAATCTAGCGGAAATGATAATAATAATGGATCAATTGATTCTCCTTGGAAAACGTTAGGAAAATTAAGTTCGGCTGGGATTCAAGCCGGCGATACCGTATATTTAAAAAGAGGAGATACTTGGAGTGCTGTATTAAATGTTCCAGCATCTGGAACGGACGATGATAATCGAATAACTTTTGATGCTTATGGAGAAGGAGCCCTTCCTATAATAACTGTGGTTTACTTTGTTACAAATGCAGATAATCCCTCATCTTGGCAAGATATGGGATCAAACATTTGGAGGCTATCATTAGACCATGATCCTAGGAGAATTTGGGTAGATGATGTGGAATGGCAACGTGCTCAAAATGTTGGGTCTATCACGTCTCAAGTTAGATGGGCATTTTCCTCCAATTATTTATATGTATACAATAGTGGTAATCCATCTAATATGGTTTTTAAGGAAGCTGGTACTCAAGTAAAAGCATTCTCTTTTGGTTCTAGAGATTACATCACAGTACAGAATTTGGAAATTCGCGGTGGAAGATCATGTACTGTTGAATGTTATGGTGATTATAATATTATTCAAAATTGTATAATAAGAGATTCTGGATTGATGGGTATCTTGGCCCATGGAGACGGTAGACCTGATTATAATTCTAGGAATGGAATTATTCGTAATTGTATTATTGATTCACGTTATATTTTCAATGATTCTTATGAAAATTTAAACGCAAATTCTGATGGCATACGTTTAAATTATGGTTGTTGGTATTGGGAGGTTTATGGAAATGTGATTAAAAATTTTGGGCACACTGGTATTTATCTTACTGGTGCAGGTGGAAATCCTTCGGGATATAAAAATACAGGAAACCTGATCTTTGAAAATATTATTACTGCTCCTGATTTAAGTTATGCGAGAGGAATTTCCACAGATGGTGCTGATGGAGAGTGTGAAAATAATTATATTTATAATAATTATATCGTGAATTGCTCCGTTAGAAATCAAATTAATGGAAATAACAATTATGTTTTTAATAATATTATCGAGAATGTCTCTGGGGCTTCATTTCGTATGGATGAAACTGCTCAAGGAATTACCCTAGAAGGTTATTCTCCTTATACAGCATGTCATGATAATTTTATTTCATCAAATGTTATTATGAATTGTAATGGCCCTGGAATACAGATTTGGGGTTATGCTGGGGCAGCCGATAAACTTGACAATATTATATATAATAATAAGTTGATTAACTGCGGTATAAACCCAAAAGAAACAGTTGAAAATGTTGCTTTATATATTGATTCTCATTCGAGCGTATTGAGTCAATATTTTCTAAAGAATAATTTCTTTAATACTTCACTTGAAGACCCTTTAATCTTTTACCGTGGTAGTTTGATAGGAATTAATGGTTTTAATGAACAAACATCAGATGTGATACGATTTAATTCAATATGTGTCGATATGCAAGAGACAAATTCTTTAATTTATGAAATTCTCAGAAGTTTCAAGAAATATGAAAACTATGAAACAAAATTTCAACCATTATTTAGTCAGAATGTATTGGATATAATTTCTCGAATTGAAAATCCAACTGAACCATATAATATTAATGGTAAGATTATTATAAATATAATATTTGATGATAATTTAAATACCAACCCTATAGAATCTGGAACACAGATAATTTGGGATACTGTTTTATCATACTTTGATAGATCTGATCGTTATGCCATTTTATTAAATGGTCAGTTCCCTTATATTAGTTTATATTCATCTAAAAAGAATAATAATGAATGGAAAAACGTTTTTATTCAAGAAGATCTTGATGATTTTGAAATATATCGAGATAGTGCAATATTAAATATTGGTTTCCAAAATAGTGCTCTAGAGCGGTTAATAAGTGAAGAGAAAACAGTTTTGGTATTTGGAAAATATTTCTCAGCACTAGTTTCTGGATTGGATTATAAAGGCATTCTTTATAATCAATACATATACAATTGGATACAGGTTTATCAATATCCTTATAATAATAATTATTTATTTACAGCTTATACATTACAAAAGAAAAATGATTCGATGTTTGACGTTTATGAAAGGATCAGGATGGTTTTAAAACATCTTTATTAAAAAAGTTTTTAAAGTTAGAATAAATTATAAGTTAAAATATTAATACATTATGTTGAGTTTTAAAATCGAAAAAGATAAACAGGATGAATACATACAATGTTCTAGAATCGAAAACTCTCTTAGAAGACATTTTAGACATATTGGGTATTGATATTCATCTTTCGCTAGTCTTAAAAGAGAACCTTCCGAAGGTTTATTTTCGTTTTGATGAACATTTTTCATCCTTGATTTTTCAGTTATTTAATTATTATAAATTAGCTTGCAATATTTTCGAGAATGCCATACTGCTAAAACGCACACCAGAATATTTCGACCAAGATATGTCATTTCATTTTAAATCTTTTATAAATCTCGAGAAACAATTTGAAGAGATGTTCGAAGACAAAGCAGCTTTTAAATTATTAAAAGAATTATCTCTTTTTTTAACAATGACACAGTATAAAGAATTGATCGATATCGTTGATAAATCATATAAGAATGGAGATAGGAAAGTTTTTATCACTGATGGAAAAGATAAATTATTATCTGTATATCTGAGTATTATTACTTTAATACACGGTTTAAAGCAAATTCAAAAAGACAATCATTATATTTTTTATTATCAACCCTTTTATAAAAAAGTGAAAGGATTTTTTAAATTTGTCGCTGACAAAAGTGTTGAGTTACTTGATAAAAGTATCACATTAATGTTAAGCTATCGTTATTGTAATAGAGATTATACGATATTTGATGAAGAATGTAAATCAGAACGTGCGGATATCGAGGGTATAATTAAGATGGTTAATTATTTCGATACTGTATATATATCATTCTTCGAGAACTCCAATTTGAGTATGAATGATTTTCCAGAGCACATCAAGAATAAAATTCATTTTGACGATACGGGCGTCAAACTATTTTTTGAAGTTGGTTATTGATTTTTGGAAGTTTCGAATGTTTTTTGAGACTTCCAATTTTTTACTCTAGATTTTTTCTTGAAACCATAATAGGATATCTGATCATGAATAAATTTAAAATTTTTTAGGTTGATATAAAATGGTAATTAAAGCATCCGATTTCTTTTTAGATTTAGCATGGGACAAGAATGTTGATTCAGTTACGTTGCATGTCCCAACGGATAATGTGGGTATTCAAACTATCCCCACAGCCAGAATGGAAGTTGAGATTGATTGAGAGAGCTAGAGAAATGATTGCTTCATCTGGTACAATTCCTTATGACCATTTAATTACAATGATGAATCATCCTGATTTCAATACTGAAATTTATCCCGAGATAGTCAGAATAACAGGAGGTAAAGATATACCAGAGTTACAAATAGATAATCCAGTTTTAAAATTACTTGAAAATAAAAATGAGGAATATGAAAAATGGCTACTTACACAAAAATGAATCTGTTGGCTCAACAAATGGACGGCCAATTGCTGTGGCCGCCACATTGATTGGTTCCGGAACAACAATTCATACGGCGGTTTCTGGAACTTCCAGCATGGATGAAATTTGGATTTTTGCAGCAAATGTTACAACAGGAGCAGTTACATTGACTATTGGATGGGGAGGAACTGGAACGTCTGATACGATCTTGGTTGATGTTCCTGCAAAACAAGGTTTATTTTTGGTTGCTCCTGGAATTCTCTTACAAAATAGCTTGGTTGTTAAAGCGGCGGCAAGTACCGCAAATGTTATAAATCTTGTTGGATTCGTAAATAGGATAGCATAATAATTATGCATCTGGATAGCTTATTTCTAAAAAATTTCAGGAGAAATCATGAGACTGGTAATTGTGATGCAAGAGATACACAAAAATATGCATATAGTTCTGATACGTTTACCTATAGTAATAATTTAACCACGTCTAGATATGGACATGTTGCGATTGGAAACCCCGAAGTTGGGATTATTTCGGGTGGGTTTTCTACAAATATAAATGATTTTTTAGGAACCTCAGAAAAATATACTATTCTTCGGATGCTATAACCTCAGCTATTTCATTAAATCAATCGAGATTAACACATGCAGGTGCGTCTAATGTTATCAGAGGATTTTTCATCGGAGGAACTCGACAGGCAGGTCAAGGTCTCTCAAGTATCGAAATATATACCTTTTCTTCAAATACTATGACATTGAGTGGTACATATTTATCTGTGAATAAATTCAATATAACTGCATGCGGCAATAAAGAATTGTGTATAGTTGGTGGTAGTACAGATGCAATTTCTTCTACAGAAAGAATTACATTTACAACTGAATTAAGGACATCAGGTGCAAATTTAACACACGCTGTTGTTTATCCCTCAGCAGCTTCAGGTAATCACGGGGGATTGCATAGTATGTTTTAATTAAATCTGTTATAAGTTAGATAGACTTAAAATTCTATTTCGAAAAATTTGAAAATGATATAGAGAAAAAGATTTTATCTTTTTAAGAAAGGATGTATAAAAATGAGATCATACAACTCTTGGATGGAATCTTTTGCGTATCTGAATGGCAGAAAGTAACCTCATCAAACTATTAAGGAGAAAGATTATGAATATCATGCCGATCTCGAAAATTATTAAAAATATCGCCCAGGTGGCGCATGAGGCCAATCGGGCCCATTGCCGAATGCTTGGGGATTTGCATCAGCCATCTTGGGATGAAGCGCCGGAATGGCAAAAAGCCGGTTGTCATCCAGGGCGTATTGGCCGTTCAGACGAACCCCGATATAACGCCGCAGCAGTGTCACGAAAATTGGATGGCTCAGAAACAGAAGGAAGGCTGGAAATATGGCCCCGGAAAAGATACAGAAAAAAACTCATCCCTATCTGGTTCCATATAACGAATTGCTCTATGAGCAACGTGTAAAAAACGAGTTGTTTCTTGCTATTGTAAGATATAAAAATTCTTTTTGTGGAATTAATTTTCGTATAATTTTTACAGAGTTTAAAGAATAGCATAAAAGGATGGGATAAAATAATGAATAACAAAATTGAAGAAACCAAAGATGAACAAGCATGTTATTGTATGGATTTTGATTTGATCGTTTTGAGCAATCAAATACTTTTAATTTTTTTAAAACTTTTCGGTTTACTTAATCTTTCGTGGATTGCTGTTTTTTCTCCTCTATTAGCTTGGCTTTTTATTTTGATTGTTTATATAATCTTCTCATTATTTTTTTTGAAAGAAAGCGATAAAACAAAATGAAAATACTATTATATGATAATGGTCAATCATTCGATTTGCGAACTCCATATGAAACTTTTTTGGGTGGAAGCGAAACCTCTTTAATTTTATTGGCTAAAGGATTAGTTGAACTAGGACATCAAGTTTTTATTTGTAACAATAATAATTACAATGTATTAGAACAAGATGGAATTGTTTTAAACAACATCCTATATACAATTGATGTTTTGAAAGATTGTGATTTAATTATTTGTAATCGAACTTTTCCATCTGGATTAGAGAACTTTGTTGGTAAGAAAAAGATTTATTATTTTTCACATGATGCATATGATCAACCATTGGTGTCTACTTGGATGTATAAAAATGAGATCATACAACTCTTGGATGGAATCTTTTGCGTATCTGAATGGCAGAAAAAAACATTCTTTAGGTATTTCATGATTCCAAATAATCTCCATAATAAATTTCATGTTATAGGCAATCCAATTGATATATCATTGTATTATGGATATGCTGAAAGAAATAAGAATAAATTAATTTTTAGCTCTATACCTTATAAAGGGCTAGAGGTTTTACCAAGATTGTTCGATGATATTTGTATACAAACCAAAAGAGATGATCTTGAGTTACATATTTTTTCCAGTATGAAATTATATTATAATGATAATAAACCAGATGAAGATTATCAAGTAATATTCAATACTTTGACTAAAATGAAAAATGTATTTTTACATGATTTGGTTTCCATGAAACAATTGGCATATGAATTTGCAACAAGCAATCTATATATACATCCACATTTATATCATGAAACATTTGGTATGGTTTTCACACAATGTCAAGCTTCCGGATGTTTACCTATCACAACTAATAAAGGTGCTGTAAATGAAGTAATTAAGAACAATGAAACAGGATTCATCATCCAATATCCAAACATAGAGAATGTGGATTGCTATAAAGCATATCTTGATAAAGTTTGTGAATTATTATCAAATTATGGTAATTTGTATAAGAATAGATTGGCTGCTCAAGAATGGGCTAAGCAATTCGATTATGTAAAGTTAGCAAAAAAAATTGAGAATGTATTATTTCAATAGTTAGAAATTTTTAGAAAAAAATGAGAGCCAAAGTGGGATGGCTCTCCAAGGGAATGTGGGACTGCTAAACTTTCTTTTTCAGGATTTATTCTCTCCTCTGAAACAATGTCTGCAAAAGAGAGTCCGTTGGAAAGATTTCATAAGATCCTTTATCAAAGTATGTGAAGAAATCCATTTTGAATTCCAAGAATAACCCATCTGGATTATTTCTTTGGAATTCATTTATCATTTTAGTAATATCATCCTGAATCATTTTCAAAATCTTATCATCTGAAGAATTATCAAAGTTCAATAATTCTTCATTGCTGTATACTATCCCGATGGGGATATTTTTTCCAGCATTGATAAGCTCGATAATGATATTCTCCACCCCCTCATCATAAAAAGCTAAATTCTTAATATTTTTTATTTTTTCAATAGGAGGGGAATCATCTTCAAACCAAAAAGGAGAGAAGATGTAATCGATGATTATGAGTGTACCCGTATTACCACGATAAAGATGATAACTGTCTTTCAGATTTATCATCTTGAGTTGTAAATCATATTCTTTACTATGATGATTCACCTTGCCTTTGTGGTGTAAGAAGACTATGGTGAATATCATACCTGACATGATCAAAATAAACATCGCATACATAATCTTGGTTTTATAATATTTACTAATCATGGTTTATGAATTTCTCCTTATTTAATTTTCTTTTTTGTTTTTATTTTTTTAGAGGTTGTATTTTTTTGAGATACAACCTCATTTATCTCTTTATTTTCTATCTCGAAAATCATTCTGTCAACGATAGTTCGTACTGTTTCGTTGACATGAACTTCTTCGTGTTTTGTAAATGGTGGCAATATCTTCCACATGTAAGGAAATATTGCCAAACCATATGTGTTTTGTAGATTTGTTTTTATATTCTCGAATACCTTCCATGATACAAAGATATTCAAGAAGTTATTTCCCCTCAATGTCAGGATTAAATATGATCCTACCATTCTGGAACCATATATTTTTACATTTAATTCCTGATATTTACAGGAATTTTTAAATCTATCTAAAAATTCCTGTGGGTTAATAATATACATTTTTTGTAAAGAAGAGCTACTCATGTTTCTCTCCTTGACCTTCTTGGTTGTTTATGGGAATATCATTTCCCACTGTGATAATGTTTTTATCCTGATCCCGATAAACCTCTTGTATAATTACTTGCGGGGCAGGAATATTTGTAAACGACCAGATCAGACAAATAATCCATCCAATCACCGTCCATCCAAACAATACATTAGTGATAAGGATGGGAATTCTGTTATGATGCTCTCGAAAATCAGCTATGAAATACGGAAGAAGATAGAGCGCGATCAATAAGAGAATATAATATCCTTCGTTTCCAGATTCCATAATAAAAACTCCTTTTTAGAATTATTTATTCTTTTTTGTCTCAGCATATTGTATACATGCTGAGAATATAGCAATGGCCTCCCCAATATAAATAATAGTGTATAACATCACAATTCCTACCTCCTCTTGGCCACAGGCCATTATTATTCCCCCGATTATACCCCCGATTAGAATTCCCAAAATGATATAGACCGCTGGCAGATACCAGGATTTATTTCCGTTCTGCCAGTTTTTCAAAATTAAATAAAGTAGTAACATTTCTATGATTAACATATTGATTATCCTTTCTAGCATTATTTTCTATCCGGAAGCCATACGCTTCCGG